TTACTTAGCGCATATTATTTTTTCTGCTAGAAAGCTAACTAAAGGAATATAGAAACTAACTAATTCTTCTGATTCAGTTAGAGGGATGTGACAATCCTCACGATTGTATTTGTCTGATGAGTGTACAAGTGCGTTTCTTATATGTTTCAGTACATGGGCTGTATTAGGAATCATATGCTCATTATTCTTAATATTTATGGATAAATTCTCGCCAAATATTTTTCTTGCTTTTGTGTAATGTTTCTCACCAATACTTTCTTCAAAATTTTCAATGAACTGCTTCAATTCATCCGGTTCAATATATTTTTTAAGTACTCTAATCAACATGTCTTTTTCATCGGATTTATCATTATGTTTTTTGACAGTGTTTATTATTGACTCGATATCTGCTAATGATCCGCTAAAATTTGTTGATTGTATGTTAGATCTTAGTTTAGCTTGTAACTCTTCTTCCGAAACACTTAGGAAGTTATATTCTAAAACATGATAATATGATAGGAATGATTGGCTTGGGAACTGGCTACTAACGGCAACTTTATAATAATTAACTAGATTTATATCATAGCTAGCAAAAGGAATATTGAGTTCAACTTCATCTTCAGAAGTATATGCTATATTTAAAGAGCGGCGTTGTTTATATAGTTCCCAAGCTTGGCCGTAATCAACTGCTAGCTTGAATAAACAGCTATCGAAACATTTTAATGCATCATCTAGCATTTTTTGCTGTTCGATTTTTCTCTTAAGATTATATTTTATTGTTATTGGAGTCCAAACAATAGTGTGGAAATAGACATATCCTAAACGAACTCTATTAATCAGCCTTCTTTTTACAATTTTATCAATGAAGTTTTTGTAGTCTTCAGATTTAAAATGGCTAAGAGAAAATTCTTTGGTTGCTCTTGATAGTTGTACTGTCTTTGATGAATTAGATTTGAATTCAAATGAAGGTGTTTCAAAAATATTTTGGTTTAATCGCTGAACAAAAACCTCAACTGTTCGATAGCCAATCAATGTCCTCTTTTCAAGATCATATCGATATTGTCGGGATTTTGCAAAGTTAGATATTGCCTCATCATATCCTTCGTTGAATCTTACTTCCACATCCTTGCCATCGATTTGTAAATATAATTTATCTTCTTGAACCTTACATTGAATGCCATTTGATTCGAAAACCTCTTTTACAAATTCAAAATTCATTTTTTTCATCCTTTTTCAATACACCGAAATGCAATACTTAATCTATCTAAACCATAACCTTTATAGAAGAATAAATATGAACATTGTTAACGGTCGAGGGAAAATGCTCTAGTTCCTGCCTTCATGCTTCTCAAAGTGTCTTAGGTGTAAATAGCTGATATCTTGTGTGAAATGTTATCTTGTTGTAAATGGATTTGCAATGTTAACTCATGTAAAAAATAGATCATTGTCATAAAAAATGAAGTGTCTGCAAGTTAATAGGTCAGAACGCATGTAATCATAAACGGAACAAAAAACATAGCAGAAATAATGTCCGAGTTATCTACTGACATAACTAAAAAAATAATCTAAGTCTCGTCATTTCAGATAGCTTAGGAGGCTAATATCCATACCCGAATCATAGGATTTCCGTTGATAGGTAGCATATAAGAATGAGAGAAAATCAGCTGAGAGCGCATTAACCGATAGTGGTGGACTTATCCAGTTTGATTGATACAACGAAACTGATAATGATAGTCGGTTAAGGTAGTTTAGCGCACAGCCCCGCACGCCTGCCCGCTTCGCTTAACAGACTGGTTTTCATGCATGCCATAAATCGTCTCAGTTACCACCATACAAAGGTTTTCGCCTCAAAAAAGGTGCATAAGACTCATGCGTTTTCATGCGCCATAGACATGCACTCATGCGCTCTCAGGCCAGCCAGGGAAAAGGTGTTAAAAATCCCGGCACTCGACCGGGATTACGTGGGCGTTTTTTCTAATCAGACAGGAATCTGCTGACGGCTTGACAGTTTTGACGCGGAGCCATAGCGATTGAGCGTTTGCTGTTGTTTTACCGGGGTTTGTGATTTGTCTGGTTCCTGTTCATTGCGCCGGGGTTTCATGATTATCTTATCCACACTCTCCAGTGCCGTAAATGTGCAGGAACATTCCAGATTCTGGCACTGATACCACGAGCGTTTAACTGACGGAGCTTCATAGGCTGCTGTTCTGGCGTGTGCAACTGTACCGCATTCCGGACATTTAAGTGCCATTAATATCACTCCTGTATATCGTTAATGTCATTCAGGCGTTGCTGAAAACGCAGGTGTTGTGCCGGGGTGTAAGAGCCCTGGCAATCACGAATCATCCCGGGGTCAGGCATCAAACCGGATTCATCTAGGATCTCACGATAATCCCCGACAATTTCAGGCGGTGTTATTGCCAGCTGGCGAACCAGAGCACTGCGTAATATACGAAACGCAACGTCAACCCCTCCGCGTCCCTTCAGGAACGGAGCCAGTGCAGATGTCAGGGCTGCCCCATTCGCCTGCATAAAATTGCTGAGAGCAGCTTCTGTGCAGGCCTCCATCAATAAATGCTGCGAGTAAATGCATTCGCGCGCAGCACAGTTAATTTGCCATTTCAGCACATCCAGACGTTCCCGCAGTAATTCGAGCTGTCGGGCATAATCTGCTGGTTTTTCTGTGGCAGTGAGGAGAGATGCTATCTGTTGTTCAACGGCTTTTCGGCTCTCACTATGTCCGGCCCACAGAATACGGGCATTCCGAAAACTGGTAAGTGCCTGGTCAGGTGTGCCTCGGGCCGTCATACTGCTTTCTCCTTCTCAGCAAGTTCCTGACGAACCTTTATTTTATGCATAGCTGCCGGAGAGAGTTGATTACTGAAATCCAGACGCGCCGCATAATCCGGGGCAACTCCCGCCAGTTTAAACACCGGGTCCTGTTCAGGCATCGCATCGTTAGCCAGAGCCGGTCTGGTGATATGTTTATGAATAAAGTCTTTCAGCACTGTGTCCGGGTCATTAACTGAATTCACCACACCCACAACGGCACTGGCTTCCCGGCCCATTGTGGATTTAAGCAGGCTCAGCGTCTGAATAAGCGCTTTTCCATGCGACTGCATAAAATCTTCCCAGATTTGTTTTGCGCGAATATCTACAAGGATGTTATGCGCGTGGATATACTTTCCGGCTAATTCCGCAGCTTTCTGCGGCAAAAGTGCATTTTCGCTTTCCTGAGCCGCCAGCAGCTCATCAAAATCCTCAAGCGTTTCTCGTCCCAGCGCAATTTCCGTGCGCAGTTTTTTCATTTCCTTTGAGACCACGCCCTGACTTTCACGAAACAGCGTGCGCCACTCCTCATTCAGTGTGTTCGTCGTGGCTTCCATTTCAGCGCGACGCTGGCGGATTGTCGCAATATTATCCGCTGCCGCTTTCTGCTGACGACGTGCTTCAAGCCATGCGTTTCTGGCTGTGTTCATGGTTTCCAGTGCCCGCTGCGTTACAGCCGGAAAAGTGGAAAGGTTGTTATTCACTGCGGTGTTGTTCATGACTTCTCCTGTCGGGGTGGTTAGTTACGTCAATTGTGTCGTGGCTGACACAAGCACACTATCGGTGCTCAGTGTGTGGTGGCTGGCACAACGGGCGCTTGCGGTTATTCCGACGTGGCTATGAAAGCCAGCCAGATAAAAATGCCCACTGTTTCAGTCTGCTTTATGTCCCTGATGCGGTGGAACAGGTGAAACATGTGTTACACCTTTGTTTTATAAAGCATTTATATACACTGCACCGGTGGAACATCGCGGGTAACAAGGTGGAACAGCGGATTGGCTGGCGTTACATCTGTTCCACCTCACTATTTCAGAAGGTGGAACAGGTTCAGCCCTGTAAAATACGGTTGTTCCACCTGTTTCACCTGTTACCCTTAATAAATAAGACTCACGCAAAGTCTTAACCCGGCACCTCGCTGTTGAAGACATAGAGCCTGCGGGGATTCATCTCTGGCGGGCGAATGGTTGTCTGGAGTTTGCCATCAGTGGAGGGCAGCAGGTATCCACGATCTGCGCACAGACGCGCCACCTTGCGCGGGTCAAATCCCCTGCAGATTTCTTTCCAGCCGGACGGCATGACATAGAACGTAGTGACAGCTTCCGTGCCCTGCGCGGTACTGCCTTTCTCCACCCTGCGCCAGCCCACCATATTGCCGGGGCGGTTGCGCTCGTCATACCAGTCTGCAAAGCGGCTGTACTGATTCGCGGTAAAGAAACTGCGAACCTGCTCCAGTGCGGCGATATCTTCCTGATTGGCGGTGTGCCCGCGATCTTTCAGCCATGCGTTCAGGCAGACGCGGGTTGCCCGCAGTGCTTCACCCTCAGGCCAGCCGGTGATACCCAGACGGGTTGCCAGTTCACCTGCCATCGCCACCAGTGCAAAGCGGTTCACAGCCCGTCCCACCTGATTGCCTGCATCTTTCGGAGTCAGGGCGGCAGCATATTCCTTCATCAGCGATTTTGCCTGTGCCGTTAGTCCGTTAAGATCAGCGGTCAGTGCTTTCAGCCACTCCCGGAACGGCGAACCGTAGTAGCAGGACGTGGCCCATTCAAGATGCTCTGCCAGAGCCTTGCCGCTGTCGAAGCCGTGCAGCTCCTCAAAAACGCCAAACTTCCCGGAATCGCTGGGGATCTGGATCATCCTGACTTCCATCCCGGCAAAAGTACGCTCACCGGCCTTTGCCGCATGTTCGGTCAGAGACAATTCGCCAGTTGAAAAGAACAACAGGCGCCACTGCTTACGGGTACGCAGCTCACCGTCCGTACCGGCACGGCCCTTGCCCTGACCGTTTGCCAGCATGTAGGCGATATTGCCTGCCTCGCGTCCGTCAACTTCCCGGATCTCATCAAGCATCATGGCGGCATCGTTGCGGCGGCTGGCGCATCCCTCCAGCGCGTTGCCGGTGGCCCGCCATGTCTGCCAGTAGTCAGGCCCGCCGCAGACGGAGGTTGCCGCTTTCATGGTGGTAGTCTTACCGTCTGTCGATTCCCCTTTGAGGTGGTAGCCGCCGCCGTCCATACCCACCAGCCGTAACAGTGGTGCAGCAAAGGCCAGGCTGACAGCAAATGCCACGCGGGAGTTGCCGGTACAGTAGCGGGATACATGCTCCCGCCATTCCTCTGTTGTGCCCGACACGCGGAAATCACGCCCCTGCACGGAAGTGGTCTGGAGAATGACACCCTCTGCACCTTCACCGCTGACCTCATCCTGCAGGACGTAAACCTGACCATGCCAGCCAGTACGACTGACGCAGGTCACGCGGCGTTCCGGTTTACACAGTGAGATATATTCCATCAGGCGTGCGCGTGCCTCACCGGTGGTGCTGATATAAGACAGCCCGTTAACCAGCAGTACCCGGCGCAGTTCCTCACCACTGCCGCTCAGCATTTCCATCGGCATCGCCCAGCGGCGACACTCACCCCACGTATCTTCCCATTCCAGCAGTCGTCCGAAGTTACCGCCATCGGCATCGCAGGTGATTGCCGTCACACGCAGCGGGCTGCATATTTTGACGTTCTGGATCTCCGTCTCACCGTTGCGCTGTACCTGCTTTTCATACCAGAGATATTCCTGGGTAAGACGGAACCCGTGCGGCAGTTGCGTGCGGCCTTCCCCGCACAGTACCAGACCGTTGCGAAAGGCTTCACGGGCACGGGTAATACCATGCTCCCGATGAAAGTCATTCCAGTCAGCCTTAATCTCTCCTGGTGGCAGCGTCATCCAGCCGCCAACAGATTTTGCCGCCCGTTCAGCAAAGGCTCTGCCGGGATTCTCCCCCCCGTCCTGAAAATCGTTATCACCGGCGATGATAATTTTTACCTCAGGCCAGCGTGCCCGCAGCGACTGCGCCACATTGGGCAGATTGCCCGCAGATATGGCAGCCACTACGCATCCGGCAGTGAGCTGGCTTACCGTCAGCGCCGTAGCGTAACCTTCGGTAATCACCACCTGTACCGGTGGTTCAGACGGTAACGGGCTGAGCGACACAAACGCGCCTTTCATCGTGCTGCCGGGCAGTATGCTTTTTTCACCCGTCGGGGCGATAAGCTGTGCACCGGTCACGGCTCCGGTATTGGTCGTGAGTGGTAACAGCAGGGAACCGGCAGGAAAATCCTTACCGCTGATATGCTGCACGCTTCCGGTCAGAGAGGCCGGGTATCCGGCGAACCCTTTTCCTGTCAGATAGGCGCTTTCTCCCGTGTGGCTCTCTTTCATCAGCGCCGCCACGGTAAGACCCATGTCGCGTTTAGGGGCTTTTTGTCTGGCAGGCTTAACAGGCAGTTCCTGCACATCCGGCACATTAAGCATCTGCGCCACCTCCTGCGCAGCCTTTCTGACGCTGTAACCGGTTACGAGCTTAACCAGATCCAGACCGTCACCATTGCCACACTGGCTGCAGATCCACGTCCCGCGCCCGTCAAGGTCATCAAGGCGAAAACGATCCTTGCCCCCACATTTCGGGCAGGGACCGTGCCTGCCGTTTTCAGGTACATCAATACGCAGCATCTGCAGAATAACGGGCCATTTCCCCCGCGCGGCGGCTGAAATCTGCGTAACCGTCTGTATTGTCATACTTCCCCCTGATACAACGTCACACCGGTACTGCAGCAGACATCAAAGGCCGCCGGAAGCGTGCGGTACATCTCCGCCATTACTTCACAACCGCGCGCGGTCAGTACCGGCGGCGCGGTCAGCAGTGACGGCTCCAGCATGTCAGTCAGCAGTGCCAGCGCGGCAGCGGCGCCCTGTGCTTCGCCGTACTCGTTAATCAGTGCGCACTCGATATGCAGCGCAATGGCCATTTCAATACGCTCCACCGTCAGGCTGTGCGGACCATACTGATCATTGCCAGTTTCGTTCAGCATTTTCTGCCGCCATGCTGAAGCAATAGCCCACCGGTAAAGCGCGGTGGTCATTTCTGCCGGGAAAATGGAAACCTGCGGCTGGTTCATCTGGCACCTCCTTCAATCAGTGCGCAGCTGTGTGCAATATCCGTCAAATCTGCCCGCAGGTACTCCATCAGCGCGGCGACACCAGGCGCAAAGCCTGCGTCCAGTGCTCCGGCCTGAGACGGGTATTCAGAAAAGAGAAGCTGGAGCATGTCGCAGGCATTTCTTGCGCGGGTCAGCTTTCCGAAACCGTCCTCTGACAACCCATAGGCAAAAGCACCGGTATTGTGTTTTTCAGGCAAAGTCTGGCCCTGAGCACCGTTGTGCCCGTTTGAAATATTCATTGTGGATTACTCCGTTTTCAGCGGTGTTTTGTCAGAGAAACTTTGAATAGTGACCGTCATCAGGCTCAGCAGAACACCATATGCTACGCTCCCGCCAGCGGATAAATAGCACAGACGGATGCAGTGTCAGCGGGCCGGAACCACTACCGCCTGCAGGAGCTGGTGCAGGCTTAAAGAGCGGTACATCAAACAGGCGCGTATATCGCTGTTCAAACCATGCCAGAGGGCAGGAAGAAAGCTGGTTGTCGCTGTCATGACGTATCAGCACTTCACAGCTGAATTCAGGATTAACCAGCGCCACAGAGGGCGAGGCTTCTATTAATCGGATAATCGTGACCGTCCAGCCACGTTCATGCTGCCAGCGTTCGCCGGGATGCGGATAATTACGCATGTTCACCTCCGCAGGGAATGCGCCCGGCAAAGCTCAGTACATAGTCCGGGGCAAGTCTGCGCCGCGCTGATCGCTCGTTATCTGCGGTGATCCTTAACATTACCGGACGGGCATTACGTTGACTGCGGTTGATCGCCGCAAATAACCAGGTACACTTCTGTTTAGCCATCTTCGTTACCTCATATAACGTGCTGGTCAGACGCCTCGGTGGTGCTGCAAACACTCCGGGGCGTTGCTATTTTGTTTTTCTGTGTGTAATGTGTCATTACACATAAATACATTACAATGGGTGTAATTGACGTGTCAACACACAAAAATGAAAGACGTGGGAATCCGCCATTCCAGTTCCGACTTGACCCTGAACTGCGTGAACTGATGGAACAAGCACAACAGCAGGATGGCGATGAATCGCTAGCGGCTTGGATCAAGCGCATTCTACGCAAAGAGTTACAAAGCCGAGGTTTAGAACCAAAGAATTGATTAATACGTTGGGGAGGCTTTTTTCTCCCCAGCTTTGTTAATATTGTCATTACACTACTTCCTCCAATCCTGCTGATTGAGCTTTAACCCACTGCCTAATTTCTTGTGCATCGTAAACAGATACCCGTTTTGAAATGCGTATAGATTTGGGAAATTCAGGATTGTTCTTTTCCCAGCGCCAGAGAGTAACCGTACTTATTTGCAAAAAGTCAGCAGTAGCTCGTGGGCGGGCATGTCCAGTGATAGGATAAGTTTTTAATGTCATGAAATTACCTGCCGTGTTATGTAATGAACACGGCAGATACTATGGGGATATCAAAATGCTGTGAAGGTAGTGTAATCAACTCTACCTGTAGATTGTTTCAGTCTACCCCTTTTGTTTTAATCCCGCATGATTAACCGCTAATCGTAATTTTCTTAAGATTTCTTGTTCATTAGTGATAAATATTGGAGGTAGCTCTCCTAAATGTTTAATTATGGCGTTAGTCCACTTTTCAGGACTTATCTCTTTTCTTTCACCACGACATTCGCTTGGGTATTTTGCTAATATATATATGGCTGCATTTAATAACCCCCCCCTATTTTTTGCATGATGCTCAGCAGTGTTATTTAATCGCTTGGGGATTTTAGGTTCAGATGAAATTCTTTTCGTAAGTAAACTTGGCATAGGAATTCCAGTTTTTACTGATTTCCATATTAACTCTAAATCTCTTCGCATGATAAGAAGATCTTCAAATGGAATATCAATGACCTTATTTCCTTCATATGAGGCCGTTGCCATCAAAACATTATCTCGTATTTTTACCGGTTTAAGCCTGAATTCATAATCTGGATCTATAGCTAATCCATTTTTTATGTCACTTATCATATCATCGGCGTACCAAATACCACAGGCAAATCCTATAATTTGAAGCCCATTTTCAAAATGTTCAAAGGAGTCATCTTTAAGGTCATACCATATTGTTGAAAATTCCATCTCTAGTGATTGATTAGTTAATACGGGATGAATTAAGTCAATTTCCATTTTCTGATTTTTATAGAGGAAATTAACATTAAATCTAACTGCAAGTCCATCCGCCTTGAATGCGATATTAAAAGCGCCTATTTCGTATAGGTGTAATAAATCATCAATCTCGCATTCTAATAGTCTTGAAGCGCGTTCAAATGAACAATATTCTAATGGTGGTATTTTTTTGTCAATCCATAGATTTCCTAAGAATATAGTTTCATTCTCTTTTGAATGCTGCATTATGACCTCTGTTTTAAATTATAAGAAAATTTAATTGATAATGTTAATACCTGATAAGTCATAAGGAGCATGAAATTCGTCCTTATTTAGTTCCAGATAATTAGACCACCATTGCATCATTCTGCGGCGTTCCTGCATGTGCTGCGCAAGATGCACATATGCTGCCCGCACTTCGTTTCTTTCTTGGTGACTCATCTGCCGTTCAACTGCATCGCGTGACCAGAGTCCTGATTCGGTCAGTGCAGAGCAGGCCATCGCCCTGAACCCATGCAAGCAAACATCACTTTGAGTGTCGTAACCCATCGTTCGCAGTGCTTTATTAACTGTGTTTTCGCTCATCGGTTTATATGGGTTGCTGTCACCGGGGAAAACCAGCAGATATTCACCACTGATTTTCCTTATATCCTCCAGTACCCCGATAGCCTGACTAGATAGCGGGACATAATGAGCAGCCCCCATCTTTGCACCCCGCTCTGAGAATTTAACCCCTGCGATCTCTTCACGTTGTCCTGGTATCGTCCATAGCCCATTTTCAATGTCGATCTCCTCCCATCTGGCATGTCGTAGTTCGCTGGATCGCACAAAAGTGTGCAGGGAAAATAGAACTGCTAGGCGAGTCAATGGTCTTCCCGTGTAACTTCTCGTTTTCGCTAACAGTTCAGGTAAACGTTCGAGAGGTAGTGCGGGGCGATGTCGTACTTTGGGGGTCGTAATTGCACCTTTTAGATCGTGGGCAGGGTTGTAATCGACAATTCCACGTTGCACGGCATAACGGAAGATGCTCGTCATAGTGGTTTTTACCCGGCTCGTTGTGGCACCAATTCCTTTCTCAGTCATCTCAACCAGCATCGGCATCAAGTCACGGGTTTTGAGCGTATCGATAGGCTTTGAACCGATGGCAGGAAAGAGGTGGTTTTCCATTTCTCGGAGAATTTTTTTACGGGTGATCTCTTTCCACTCAGGATGCCCTATCGTTCTACTATGCCACTCTCTGGCAACACTCTCGAACGTGGGGGAAATTGGGTCTTCCTTTTTGGGTTTCTTTGCTTCGCGAGGATCACGACCATCGGCTAGTAGTTGCCTGGCTTCATCACGCCGTTTCCGCGCTGTTGCAAGTGAGACATCTGGGTAGACCCCTAATGCCAATGTCACTTGTTTTCCATCAAAACGATAATTCATACGCCAGTATTTTCCACCAGTCTTTCGTACCAGTAGATACAAACTCCCTCCATCGGTAAGTTTGTAATCATTGGTCTTCGGCTTGGCGTTTTCTATCTGTTTGGGGGAAAGCACATTAATGGCCATATCTGTACTCATTTTGGTAGATTGATGGTATCTGCATATCGAACTGGGGAATACCATCACTTATACCATCACGAGGTTGTAATGTCATGAAATTAACTGAAATGAAAATCAGGCCGATTCGGTGATAACTTACTGTTTTTTTAAGTGGTTATGTAATGAAGTGAAATGTAGAGAAAGGTCTTTAAAGTGTCCCCTGCAGACATCTACTTGACGCGGCAGGGGATTGATTGGAATGGTGTTTTTTAGATGTGAAAAATATTTTACCCGCTATTTTACCCATTGGCGCGGCTTAAGAGCTTATTTTTGAATTCACAATGGTCACGATATAACCATCTTGCTCGACCGTGGATAACTTTGGCTTTAGGCAGGTCGCCGGACTTAATCCGGTCGTAGATGAAGGTTTTACCGAAGCCAGTATCAGCCATGATGAATTTCAAATCAACCAGGGAATCAGGCTGTAGTTCGTGTTGCATGAGTGCTATCTCCGAATAGGGAATCGAACCTGCAAATCAGGCAATAAAAAACCGCCATCAGGCGTCTTGGTGTTCTTTCAGTTCTTCAATTCGAATATTGGTTACGTCTGCATGCGCTATCTGCGCCCATATCATCCAGTGGTTATAGCAGTCGTTGATGTTCTCGGCTTCGATAACTCTGTTGAATGGTTCTCCATTCCATTCACCTGTGACTCGGAAGTGCATTTATCATCTCCATAAAACAAAACCCGCCGTAGCGAGTTCAGATAAAAGAAATCCCCGCGAGTGCGAGGATTGTTATTGTCTTTGCTTCGTGCATTTGTCGCACTTTCTGCACCATCCAGATAGGCACATCCGTCCGCAATTAACACATATAGGCCACATCATTTTTCCTCTTTTGGTTTATGAATCTGAACTGGCAAGTTGTAAGTTTGGCTTACAGGTTGGTTACTCTGAAGCATGGCGGCGCGGCAGGCGTTCCAGCCATCAACATAATCAAACGTATTGCTATCGTCTGGCTCGATTTCATCTGGCACTATCAGCACCGGCTGGACGGTGACATTGGCAAAGGCAGCACGCAACCCGGTTTTAATTTCTTCGATTTCATCAGAGCCAAGCGATGAGTCAGAAAGCGCATGGTGAAATGCGTAAGCCATGTCGTCGTTGATTTCTACAGGCACACTATCAGCCTTGCGGCGCTCCTGTAGCTCGCGCAGAGCCGCTACAACATAATGGCTATTGTGCTGGTCAGCCCACAGAATGAGCCGAATCAACGTTGCATTTGAAACGTATTCGTCTGTTAGTTTGCTATTGGTAAAAGTGGTCATGCCGTAGCCCCTTCTTGATATTTTTCAAACCAGAACACAACTGGGTCAGATTTCATTTCAACCAATCCCATACGAACCAGCGCTTTGCCTTTCCCGGACGCAAGGAATTCACGACGACCATCACTGATAATTCGCCGATAATCTTCCAGACTACTGCAATGCTTGTGCAGATTGCATGGGTGGCATGCCGGAACCATGTTGGATATATCGTCACGTTCCTGGTGAAGCATATTTCCATCAAAACGGATGACCGGTTTTACATGGTCTGCATGCCACTTTTCGCCAAGTTCGCAGCCGCAATAAGCGCAGCGACCACCGAACTTCATGCGCAGTTCTGCGCGTTGTTTTTTCGTCAGTGACATATCAGCTTTCCTTATACGGATTAATTTTATTGTGTAGTGTGTTGAATGGTCCCCATATCACATCGGTATATAACTCAATAATAGGTTCAATTATTTTCACGATTATCCAGACAAAAATTAGCGGGGATATCGGTATCATCAACACGATAAACAGAATGAGAAACAAAAATTCTGTCGCTCTACTTTTTCGCGGATATTCTTTTCTGAATAATGTAGTCATTTCTTACCGCCCTTTCGGGCGGCCTCCTGACATTAATCGTTGTGATAACTCATAGCTTCATTTGCAGCATCAACTGGATCAACATCCCACCAGCAATAATTTGGTTCGACTCCTTCAGGTGTCCACGGCTCTAATTCATTTTTTGCCGCATTCTCGTCGCCAGTAATTTTAAAAATCTGCTCAGAAAATTTCCTCACCCACTCGTTATATTTTTCCGCATTAATGGTTTTCTGTGTATTTAACATAGATATACCTCCAGTTAAGGATTTGATTTTATTTACAGTGCTAAATTTATTTATTCAGTTCTGGATTTCGTCGCCCTGCGTATCCGCGCTTTCGCGTTACGCTCAATCTGAATTAACTTTTCTATATTTTTCCGTCTTTCCTGTTCCTCCTGGCGCAATAGCCTTACATCATCTGCCAGTCTGGTTTCTCTTTTCGCCACAGAGAGCATCCAGTCAAACGGCTCCACAACTGCACCGCAGATTTTACAGCGGACCTGACGCTCTTTTTCGTCAACCCGGACAGAAGCGTGATGGCAGTATGGTCTTTCCGATGGCTCATAAAGAAAATTAACCTGATTACGTGGGTCATCCTCTTTTACCGGAAATAAAACAATATTACTTAACTCATCTTCTGGTTTTATTTCCACGTCACTCTCCTTTGATGCGAATGCCAGCGACGCCGTGATTCATGTGGAATCCAAGCCTTGCCTGAGCTTCCTCTCTTGCTCTTACAGCATCAGAGAATTTAATGAAGCTACCAATGTGCTTGTGCTTACCATTTTCGCGTATGTAGGCAATCCATCTTTTATGGCTAGGATTCCAGGTAACACCTGTGCAGCCTCCAATGTTGTCCTTTCGTATCGAAGAGTTCTTTTGGTTTCCCTGATTATCAACAAGGCGCAGATTCTCTATTCGGTTATCAGTTCGGTCGTGGTTAATGTGATCAACCTGCATGTCTGTTGGTATATCGCCATGAACAAGACACCACGCTAATCTATGAGCCTTATATCGACTCCCTTTGATTTGAATTTCTACATAACCTTGAGCGCTGATTCCTCCGGCCCGCTTCCCTGCAATTCGAGTATTCCAAACCTTGCATGTGCGGCTGTCAGAAAACGAACTTGGTTCGCGCTTCTTCCAGAAAAAAATCCTTCCCATCGTAGTGAAGGTGTTCCTCAACAAATTCCTTTGTGATTACCTTTGCTTTACGCTGCGCCTGTTTGTCGATGTTGCTCACTGTTTGCCTCCTTTGCGCCACATCGCATTCAGATATTTGTTTTGATTCACTGACGGAAAAGAATTTCTCTTAAGCAATTCCTCTCTCGGTGGCATTGGCTTTACGCGTTGGCGAATAATCATTTCTGCCGGAAGAATGCCGGGATTGTATGCAAGTCCTCTCATGGTAAATTCCTCAGTCATTACTGATAGCGCCATAGCGTGAGCGGTAATTACGCAGGCGCGGGTCGATATATTCAGGGAAGTGGGTATATGTGGCTTTGCGGAATGGTCGGATTGATGTTTCGTTTATTCGGTCTTTTTCCTGTTTTTCTGCGAGTTGTATATCGCGTCGGTACTTCCGTTCTGCTTTTGTTTCTGGTGTCAGGGCAAGAAACGTGTCGAAAATGTTTTTGATATTTTCCAGCACCTCCGACTTGGAGCTACCGGAGCAGTTGCGCGGGTCATCCGCACCATACAGAGGCGCTGGCATAATGGGAGCCTTATTTTCAGTAATCAGAAAGGAGGGTAATCGTTCTGGCTGTAACCATAATCATCTGCATGATTCTGGCTTACGTTTTTAGAGCGATTGTCTTTATCTTTGAGGCTGGCAACCATGTTGGCGATAGTTTCTGGTTGCTTGCCTTCCGCCTTTTCTTTAAGGGTTTGACCTGTTTGTGCAATAAACGGGATGCGTATTTCCATCTGGTAGCTGTCTGCGCCAGTCTTTTTGTTTGTGGTTAATACTTTCTGGAGCACTAACCCGATTTTCTTTCCATGAAATTCAGGAGCAACAAATTTACTGGCGGAAACCATATGTTGCGTTAATTGTCCAATCCCGGCACACCCCATTATGGCGTGGACGACATTTGCGCCAAATTTATTTTCCGTTCCGTCATTTTTCTGAACACAAACGCTAAGATATTGGATTTTACGTCCGTCGTCGGATTCGCCAGAAAACTCAATAAATTTGGCTCCTTTTTCTGATTGCTTTAGTTCTGCTTCAGTAATGGTAATGATATGAGCGCCAGTTTCGTTAATAAAACCACCTTGCCCTGCGGTCAGTGCTGCTTCTTCGTTATAAGTAAAAATCACGTTGCTCATGCGGCGTTTTCCTTAATTTGATGAACATTATTGATGCCGTAGTAATCACAAACAGTGGCATCGACGAAAGAGAGATCGTTATCAATCTCATTGGAGCCAAACATTCCCATTGGGGATTTAACAGTGTCTGCACCGTTGTTTTTTGTGGTGAAAAAGAACTGGTCATCACGGGTAAGGGTGCGAAGAACTATAGTAAACATGCCTTCGACAGTGATTTTCTCGTCCAGCATTTTGCCGATAGTTTTCATTTTCACGCGCCCCATAGGGGTTTCTTCGGTGTGTGCAAGAAAATAGACTCTCAGGTCATCAGGTGCATCCTGTGCAGCCTTAATCACCTCCCATGCGTGGCGGCCTATCTCAGTAAATTTATCAAACGATTTTTCTTCTGAGCGGCGCATAAACTCATTGCTCATCACATACTGGAAGTCATCAACAATAACGATTCTTTTCCCGTATTCGTGAGCACGCTTAATTACGGCAACTATTACGTCCCATTTGTCAGTGGTAACTACGGTTCCTTTTTTTGCTCTGGCATCCCATGCAAGCCAGTCTTTTGATTTAAATGGTAGCGGCTTGCCTATTGGTTTTATAAGTATTGCTTCCTCTGGATTGATATTTCTCATGCTGGTTGATTTTCCGGTGCCAGATTCACCGAGTATTAATGTCGCAGTTCCCATAATTTGCCTCAGAATGGTAATTCGGATGGGACGGAAAGAAACTCGCGCTCATTCATTCGCTCTCTTTGAGCCTGCCATAAACAAAGTTGTTTCTTTGATTTATCTCCCGCTTTACGCCAGTAACGAGCCTCAGCAATGTGATATTCTCTTTTTAATCGACTTAATTCTGGAGTTTTCGCCAGTTCTACCGGAATCATTTTGACCTCCATTTTCTGTAGGCTTCGATGGCCTCACGAAACATCTTTTCATCGCCAATAAAAGTGGCGATAGTGAATTTAGTCTGGATAGCCATAAGTGTTTTATCCATTTTTGGGAACTCCTGGCTGATTAAGTACGTCGATGAGTCGTTTCCATCCGTCACGTAATTTGCGGGTGATTCGTTCAAGTAAAGATTCGGAAGGGCAGCCAGCAACAGGCCACCCTGCAATGGCATATTGCATGGTGTGCTCCTTATTTATACATAACGAAAACGCCTCGAGTGAAGCGTTATTGGTATGCATATAAAAAGGCCCTCACACTGGAGGGCAAAGAAGATTTCCAATAATCAGAACAAGTCGGCTCCTGTTTAGTCACGAGCGACATTGCTCCGTGTATTCACTCGTTGGAATGAATACGCAGTGCTTATTCGTCATGCATTTCAGGTAATTCTTCGTATTCGACGCCCCATACGAGTTTACACCAACTAACTCGCTCATATCTTTTACAGAAATCAGACCACATAACTTGTGTTCCATCATGGTTTGTTATTACTTCTGTAATATCACCAACACTAACAAAACTGGTATTAGAAGCAGTTATTTTTACTTTCATTATTCATCACCTATGGCTTTTTTGATAGCTTCGAGAGCCTTATTAACAGCTCCATACCATTCTGGATATGTTGTCTTTGTTCTATTTTTGGTTTGCTTAAGTAATAACTGAAGTGCTTCGAGAAGGTCAGGTGCTGCCGCTATTAGATTGGCATCTTCAATGCATTGAACTTCCTCACAGATTGCAATATACGAACGCCAGCCTGTGCCATTTTCAAGTGAGTCTGCCTGGATGATTTTAATCTCATCGCCATCCATCATTATTTCCCACTTACCTTCAGTACCTTTAAATTCCATGTTAGCCTCTGTTGTTTATGCCAAAAATAAAGGCCACCATCAGGCAGCCTTGTTGTAAATGTTGCAGGTATCAAGTAAGTAATTAGATGGAGCGCCATAAATTATGAATTCATCGTTTGTCGGGTCCATCTCCATCTCTTGGCCTATTGCCATTCTTGCGTCAGTGTCATCAGAGGCGAAGCATAAAACAGCCCACGCACCCATTGTTTTAAAAAGAACTGCAATTGGCTGTGGTTTTACTGAATTTGCGTTAGCGCGAAAATCACAAATCGCACTTTCATGAAACTCCATATATCACCTCAAATAAGTGGTTTGCTGCGAAAGTAAATACGCTTAAGTTACCTGTTATTTATCCCACCAAGTTCCGTATTTATCTATCCAGTTACACCAATCATCGACACTCCATTTTGTTGTGTCGCATTTTGGCAATTGGCATGAATATCTACCTTCTTTGTAAAGTCGGCGTTTGACTTTCTTGAGCATGACTACCTCAATCGTAATAAGCTAGAATTGATTTTCCGCGTTGCTTCTGGCGGCCTGAGCAGGTCACACCCATTTCACTGCGTGGCTTGCGGTAGTAAAGATTGTGCCTGTCTTTTAACCACATCAGGCTCGGTGGTTCTCGTGTACACCTACAGCGAGAAAAATAGTAAAATCCTCTCACCCCCTTATTTTGTCAGGGTGGTATCTCCTTCAGTTATGACCATTCGCCTTAATACTTTCCTTAAGTCGATGTAAAGTTGAAGGTCTCCATTTGCTGCGGCATCAGCCATTTTTTGCCTGACAAGCAGTAATGTTTCATACGGCTCAATAAGAATATCGTCATGAGTAATTAGGTGAAGCGTTGCCGCATCAACTATTCCTAGAGCTGCGCCAAGTATCAAAAATTCCCTGCTATTTTTGTCGCATGAGGAGATAAGCGTATTTAGCGCATACCTAATATTCTTTATAGCTGTTGTTAATGCTGCAATTTCTTCTATGGCGTCTTCTCCAATGAGCTTTTTAAGCTCATATTTTTCTTCCTGACCCATAATTACCTCGCCGTCAGTTGTTTTGATTTCCGGTAGCCTGCCGCGTAAATGGCTACGTTTGGCAGGCAAATACTTCCACTGCATTCATCTGCCTTCTTGCAGCGAAGGCTTCCGAGTGATGCTGCTTTATCTGCTCTGACGCAACCAGAGAGCTTTAGCTCAATTTTTCGCGCCAGTCGCTGCTCTTGCATTGCCTGTTCACGTTGAGCCTGTCTGCGTGCTCTGCGGCGATTTCTGGCGTTATCGTCAGCCAGATATGTAATGACTACTGTCATGTTGACCTCCGATGAAACAACTTTGGAATTTTTTTATTACAAAGTTGTTTCCTTCCCCGCCAATTAGACGGGGATGGAAGAGCATTTATGAGCCTTTATGGACTCTGCTCGATCAGTTCTATTTAATTAATCTCTCAATTGAATGTAAGTATTCACATAAATCCTCCTACCTCTTGTGCAGCTTTCTTGAATATGGTGGCGGCTGCACAACGCCTATGGAATTGACTTTGGCGGTGACGCGCCGGGTGCTTATCTTCCGGTTGCCGTCGTGCAGCTGCACTTCACGTCACCCCAAAGCCAACTACTCTTTGGTTCCCGCATTTCGGCGGGACAATCCCATCAATGTTAAAGAGCCTGCCAATCTTTTCCGTTTGGCTTCCAGCGTCCTGCTGATGGCTAAAGAATACTGTAGGTATTTTATTGTGTAAATACCTAAGGTATTTATTTTTGATGAAATAATGATAAACAAATGAATACAAAGGATATTTATTTTTTTCGGTGTCTGCTTGTTCAGTGCTTTTTATGCGGGATAGGTGAAGTGGATCCCGATAGCTATTGCTGCCGGGATTATGGGTTAGTCAGCGAAGGTTAAGACGAGAATTACCTTAATGATGTCTGCTACAACAGACACGGCCATAGATAAACCAAAGACGATCCAAGCCATAGAGATGTCTTCACTACCATCGTATAGGGTTCCGTAATCACTGGTGTAAGGCGTAAATGTCGCGCCTTGATACAATAGGTATAAGCTTGATCCATAGAGGATAAATGCAGATATCCCTTGTATTGCTATGATCACTAGAATCATGAAACGAGCTGATCTATGCGCCCAAGCCTGGCTTATTTTTTCTGATAGAGATTTCGCAATAAAAGCATGCGCTAAGCCGTAAATTGTTGAGATTGCCAACATCCCCAAAAAGCTTGCTATAGCGGTTCCAACCATAAGCGCCCCCTTGCGTGATCAAACCAGTCTGAGTTTTGTCTCAATTGCAACGCCTATAATCTTGCAGTTTCCATTGATTGGCACGAGAGGCCATGCAGGATTAAGTCCCTTGAGGTATTTATTTCCGCCGTCGATTATCAGCTTCTTGAATGTTGCTTCGTTAGAGTCAGAAAGTTTTGCTATGACCAAGCTGCCGTTGATCGCCTCCCTTCCGGTATCGAAAAGAACGAATGTTCCCTCTGGAATGCTTAACCCAACCGGTGCCGTCATTGAATCACCTTCCACTTTAAGCCAGAACGCATTACCTTGAATATGCGCGTCAGACTCAAGCCAAACATCTATGTCTTTAATGGTGTATGGTTCGCATGCTTCACACCACGAGCCAGCCTGGATACTGCTTAACACCGGATACCTCTTTCCTGCTCTGTATTCCCCTGCATACCTTACGTTGGCATCGCTCTTAAGGCTTTCTGCCTGTTCTGCAACCTTGGCAGCAATTGACTGGCTAAAATCAGCAATTGAGACTTGCAACAATCGTGCAAAACCAGATGCAACCTCAACGTTTAGCGCATTTCTGCCATTAAGATAATGCCCTACCGCTCCTTGGGTGATACCCAGTTCATCAGCGATTGAGTATTGGGTTATTCCCAATTCTTTCTTTTTTGACTCATACAAAGCCTTAAGCCGCTTAGCGTCTTCCAGCTGTTCTGTCGTCAGTGATTTTTTATTTTCCATAGCTTAATTCTAATAGCTAAGGTACTTAAACTAAAAATACCCTGAGTATTGATTGCTTTGAATACCTGTAGTATTCTTTGTTCATGGTTAATAACGGAGAGTGCATATGATTCGAATGACACTTGCCGATTACGCCAAAATCCATGGACAGGCTAAAGCAGCCAGTGACTTTGGTGTAATCCAGTGCGCTATCAGCAAGGCCATTCTGGCAGGCCGTAACATCATGGTTACGGTAAAGCCTGATGGCAGTGTGATTGGAGAGGAAGTTCGTCCTTTCCCAAGCAACAAGAAAAACAAATAGTAACACCGCTCTTTAACAGTCATGGTCCACATTCCCGCCGAAATGCGGGAATACAACGCGCATAAGTTGATGCGCATAACTTCTTATTAGTTAAGGAAATACTTACATATGCAACTTACAAGTACTCGCAAGAAAGCGAATGCAATTACAAGCAACATCCTGAATCGAATTGCTGTACGTGGTCAGCGAAAGGTTGCCGACGCGTTAGGGATTAATGAATCGCAAATTTCGCGATGGAAAGACAGCTTCATCCCAAAGATGGCCATGCTTCTGGCTGTGCTGGAGTGGGGTGTTGAAGACGAGGAATTAGCGGAGCTGGCAAAGAAAGTAGCCATGGTGCTGACAAAAGAAAAGCCTCAAGACTGCGGCAACAGTTTTGAGGCCTGATGTAGAAAGACTGGATCAATCCACAGGAGTAATTATGACAAAACGTCGTAAGAAATACCAGGAAAAAGAAGAGATTCGACACCCTGATTCACCTGAGGGATTAGTGGTAGCCGCAGCAAATAACAGGGCGTTCGCAGAGCGCCTTGTTGGTGTTTACAGACTAGCCAAAGCAGGAGTGAAACATGGGCGTCGTTAAGTTAGCTGATTACAGGCATAACCCTGTACAACATCAGGAGGCATCCAGTATGGGGTATGTCTCTATACACCGCCAGTTTATGGACAGCAGGCTCTATAAGGACTCTCAGGCAGTACATCTTTGGCTTCACTTAATCCTCAAGGCTAATCACGAATCTACTGTCGTCAATACGGATATCGGTCCGATAACTGTTGATCGCGGTCAGATGATAACTGGACGCCCGTCGCTGGTCAGAGAAACATTCATCCCCGACAACAAAGTTCGGAGCTTATTACGGACTTTTGAGTCGAAAGGGATGCTTAATATTTGCTCGATGGGGAAGAAATTTAGCCTGTTTACAATCGTTAAATATGACGATTTTCAGGCAAAAAATTGTCCAACGGTTGTCCAACGGTTGTCCAACGCAAACACCAGTAATGGCGCGGCTCTCAGCGGAGATTGTCCAACGGTTGTCCAACGGTTGTCCATAAACAATAATATAAATAATATCTCTAATACTGACGTATTAGAGAGTGCCACAGCAGACAAAAAGTCTGACAAGAAAAAACCTTCCGTTAGCTGTCAGGATGTTGTCGATGCTTACCACGAAATCCTTCCTGAAGCGCCAAGAATCCGCGCACTGAATGACAAGCGTAAAAACCAGATCCGAACGTTCTGGCGCAAAGCCGGAGTGATAACCCGCCAGCTTGACGGGCATGGGTTCACAATGCAGGACTGGAGAAATTATTTGAGCTACGTAGGCGAAAATTGCCGATGGATGTTCGAAGAGCGTCCAAACCATCAACGCGGAACTGTCTGGCACAAAAAGGGATTTGATTTCCTGCTTAACGATAATACCTACCTGAAAGTTCGTGAGGGTGAACACGATGACCGATAATTTTTATGCGCCGCCCCATAGCATCGAGGCAGAGCAGGCGGTGATTGGTGGATTGCTTCTGGATGATGACAGCAGTGAGCGCGTCCGGAAGGTTCTGGCGATGCTGAAGCCTGATTCATTTTACAGCCGGCCACACAAAATCATTTTCGAAGAAATAACCAGAATGCACCGTGAGCAAAAGCCAGTAGATGGCCTGACGCTTTTCGATGAACTGGAGCGTAAATCGTTAACGGCGTCTGTTGGCGGTTTTGCTTATATCGCTGAGATCGCAAAGAACACGCCAAGCGCAGCAAACATCGTTGCCTATGCAATGCAGGTTCGCGAAACCGCAATGGAACGCTACGCCATCAACCGCATGACTGAAGCGACGGAATTGCTCTATTCCCGCAACGGAATGACTGCAACGCAGAAGTACGAAGCTATTCAGTCGATTTTCACGCAACTGACAGACCATGCAAAAACCGGATCGCGTCGCGGCCTTCGCTCATTTGGTGAGGTCATGGAAGACTGGGTTAGCGACCTTGAGAAGCGATTTGACCCGTCAGGCGAACAACGGGGAATGAGCACAGGGATCCCATCGCTGGACAGGATGCTGTCACCGAAAGGTCTGGTGAAAGGCTCTCTGTTTGTCATTGGCGCTCGCCCTAAGATGGGGAAAACGACGCTATACAGCCAGATGGCAATCAACTGCGCAGTGCATGAGAAAAAGCCCGCTCTGATGTTCAGCCTTGAAATGCCCGGTGACCAGATACTGGAAAAACTGGTAGGACAGAAGTCAGGTGTTAACCCGAATATTTTTTACCTTCCAGCGACAAATGACGCTGATGACGGCTATCAGGGTGATTACGATGGTGACTTCAACAGGGCGATCGAAACAGCCAATCGCTTGAGTGAAATCGACCTGCTTTACATCGACGACACGCCGGGATTATCTCTGGCTCAAATCGTCAGTGAAAGCCGTCGAATCAAGCGAGAAAAAGGATGTGTTGGCATGATTCTGGTCGATTACCTGACACTAATGACCGCTGAGAAGGCCGATCGCAACGACCTTGCTTACGGCATGATCACCAAAGGACTGAAGAACCTTGCCAAAGAGCTTGATTGCGTTGTTGTGCTTCTGACACAGCTTAACCGCGCATTGGAAAGCCGAACCAATAAACGCCCATTACCAAGTGACTCGCGCGATACAGGACAGATTGAACAGGATTGCGATTATTGGGTGGGGATCCATCGTGAAGGTGCTTTTGATGACAGTGTTCCACCTGGTGAAACCGAACTAATCCTTCGTCTCAATCGTCATGGCAATACCGGCACGGTGTATTGCATTCAGGCAAATGGCGCTATTTATGACACAGACCAACAGTCTGCTGAAATGCGCCGCCGTGAACGCGAGGAACCGCAGTCCAAGAAGAAAGGAGGATTCTGATGACCATCTACATCACTGAGCTAATAACAGGGGCTATTTACACAGTAGCCCTTTTTTATTGGATTAAGAACGAGGGGGATCCTGATGGACACCGTTAACGGAATGTGTTCAGACGCGCCGCGTGCCAAAAAATGTAAATGCGGAAAATCACCGACAATATTCGACATGGAGAACGGGTGCCAAATCTACTGCGCTAACCACGCTGTTGTGGCGGCCGCGAATTATCGCAGTGCGGTAACGGAGTGGAATAACCTGAAATCTGTTAGAGAGGGAAGTCATGAAAAAACTAACCTTTGAAATTCGATCTCCAGCACATCAGCAAAACGCTATTCACGCAGTACAGCAAATCCTTCCAGACCCAACCAAACCAATCGTAGTAACCATTCAGGAACGCAACCGCAGCTTAGACCAGAATCGAAAGCTTTGGGCTTGCCTTGGTGACGTCTCTCGTCAGGTTGAATGGCATGGTCGCTGGCTGGATGCAGAAAGCTGGAAGTGCGTTTTTACAGCAGCATTAAAGCAGCAGGACGTTGTTCCTAACCTTGCCGGGAATGGCTTTGTGGTAATAGGCCAGTCAACCAGCAGGATGCGTGTAAGCGAATTTGCGGAGCTATTAGAGCTTATACAGGCATTCGGTACAGAGCGTGGCGTTAAGTGGTCAGACGAAGCGCGACTGGCTCTCGAATGGAAAGCGCGATGGGGAGATCGGGCTGCATGACTATCAAATCAAATACGCCAGCACACGACAAGGACTGCTGGCAAACGCCGCTTTGGCTTTTTGATGCGCTGGATATTGAGTTTGGATTCTGGCTGGATTCAGCAGCGAGCGACAAAAATGCTCTGTGCGCTCACTGGCTAACTGAGGCCGACGACGCGCTCAATTCTGAGTGGGTAAGCCACGGTGCAATCTGGAATAACCCACCGTACAGCAATATCAGGCCGTGGGTGGAAAAAGCCGCTGAGCAGTGCATACAACAGCGACAGACGGTAGTTATGCTTGTGCCAGAGGATATGTCAGTCGGATGGTTCAGCAAGGCTCTGGAGAGTGTCGACGAAGTTCGCATTATCACTGATGGACGGATTAATTTTATCGAACCATCGACAGGGTTGGAGAAGAAGGGAAACAGCAAAGGCTCCATGCTGCTGATTTGGCGACCGTTCATCAGTCCTCGACGGATGTTTACTACCGTATCCAAAGCGGCATTGATGGCGATCGGGCAGGGCGTCAGGAGGGCGGCATGAGGCGACAGCGACGAAGTTTCACCGACATCATCTGCGAAAACTGCAAATACCTTCCAACGAAACGCTCCAGAAATAAACGCAAGCCAATCCCAAAAGAATCTGACGTAAAAACCTTCAATTACACGGCTCACCTGTGGGATATCCGGTGGCTTAGAGAACGTGCGAGGAAAACAAGGTGATTGACCCAAATCGAAGTTACGAACAAGGAAGTGTCGAGCGAGCTTTAACGTGCGCTAACTGCGGTCAGAAGCTGCATGTGCTGGAAGTTCACGTGTGCTCCGATTGCTGCGCAGAACTGATGAGCGATCCGAATAGCTCAATGTACGAGGAAGAAGACGATGGTGATTAGCCGATACGGACAAATAACGTTTAAACATTTTCAAGACAATCCAACATGGGCTGCTGCGGCTGGATATGACTTTAATTATTTTGATTGTCTGTCAGTCGCATGTATTGCAACTACCAATGTTGCTAACAACATAATCGATGAATTCTTGGATTTTCCAGAATATCAGGTCAGAGAGTTGCCTGCATTTTTTGTGAAAGTATCTGTTGCTACAGCTCTGTTATTTATTTTGTTATTCGCATATCCATTGCTTGCCGTATTTGTTTATGTGAGATGCAAGCACTCACAAAAGGAATACAGCGGAGAGCATACCGATATTACCAGCACAAATATGCGAGTGTGGTTGAGGAGATGCCAAGAGAATTGGGGGAGACGTCATGGCTAACCTACGCAAAGAAGCTCGCGGCAGAGAATGCCAGGTACGTATTTACGGCGTATGCAATGGTAATCCTGAAACTACAGTTCTGGCACATTACCGGATGGCTGGAATTTGCGGAACGGGAATGAAACCTGACGACCTGATCGGTGCATGGGCTTGTAGTGACTGCCACGCGGAGATCGACCGACGCACAAGGATTCTCGACAACAAAGACGCCAGACTTTACCACCTCGAAGGCGTGATCAGGACGCAGGCGATACTGCTGAAGGAGGGAAAGATTAAGCCATGAACGGTAAAAGATATCCAACACAAAAAGAAATCAATGAATTGTATGAATATAATAGCGAAACAGGTTTGTTTATATACAAGAGAAGAGAAAGTGTAAGAGAGTGCTGGAATTCAACATATGCCGGTAAGATTGCTGGTTCTATAGATGAAAAAGGATACGTTCGTATATCTGTAAATAAAAAAGTTTGTCGAGCTCATAGAATCGCATGGATATCCTTTTATGGAAGTGAACCTGATGGGGAAATTGACCACATAAATGGAATTAAAAGTGATAACAGAATATGCAATTTGCGCGTTGTAGATGATAAACAGAACTCAAGGAACAGAAAAAAGCCTATTAATAATCGCTCTGGAGTAATGGGTGTTGCCTACTATAAGAAGAATAAAAAGTGGGGCGCATATATAAACAGTGATAATAAAAAGATATTTCTTGGATTATACGATGACATATCTCTAGCCGTTAATGCCAGAAAATTGGCGGAATCACGATTGGGGTATCACCATAATCATGGGAGAGGATAAATGGCAGAATACAGATTCACACTTCCGTACCCACCGTCGCTGAACACCTACTGGCGAAGACGGGGAAGCCAATACTACATCAGCGATAAAGGCCAGAAATACCGAAAAGACGTTCAGCAAATCATCCGCCAACTCAAGTTAGACATTTTCACCAAATCACGACTCCGCATCAAAGTCATCGCAGACGTTCCAGACTCCCGCCGCCGCGACCTCGATAACATCCTGAAGGGTTTACTCGACTCCCTTATCCACGCCGGATTTGCGGAAGACGACGAGCAATTCGATGACATTCGCGTAATTCGTGGTGTGAAAGTACCAGGCGGACGGCTTGGAATAAAAATCACCGAACTGGAGAACGCATGAACGCCACAATTCAAACGATACCAGAGCTTCTTATCCAGACACGAGGCAATCAGACCGAAGTGGCGAGGATGCTTTCCTGCGCAAGAGGAACAGTGCTCAAGTACAACCGAGACAGCAAAGGTGAGCGTCACGTAATAGTTAACGGCGTCCTGATGGTCAAACAGGGCAAGAGGGGTAGACCATGAGACTCGAAAGTGTAGCTAAATTTCATTCGCCAAAAAGCCCGATGATGAGCGACTCACCACGGGCCACGGCTTCTGACTCCCTTTCCGGTACTGATGTGATGGCTGCTATGGGGATGGCACAATCACAAGCCGGATTCGGAATGGCTGCATTCTGCGGTAAGCATGAACTCAGCCAGAACGACAAACAAAAGGCTATCAACTATCTGATGCAATTTGCACACAAGGTATCGGGGAAATACCGTGGTGTGGCAAAGCTCGAAGGAAATACTAAGGCAAAGGTACTGCAAGTGCTCGCAACATTCGCTTATGCGGATTATTGCCGTAGTGCCGCGACGCCGGGCGCAAGATGCAGAGATTGCCACGGTACAGGCCGTGCGGTTGATATAGCCAAAACAGAGCAGTGGGGGAGAGTTGTTGAGAAAGAGTGCGGAAGATGCAAAGGTGTCGGCTATTCAAGGATGCCAGCAAGCGCCGCATATCGCGCTGTAACGATGCTAATCCCCAACCTTACCCAACCCACATGGTCACGCACTGTTAAGCCGCTGTATGACGCTCTGGTGGTGCAATGCCACAAAGAAGAGTCAATCGCAGACAACATTTTGAATGCGGTCACACGTTAGCAGCATGATTGCCACGGATGGCAACATATTAACGGCATGATATTGACTTTTTGAATAAAGTTGGGTAAATTTGACCCAACGATGGGTTAATTCGCTCGTTGTGGTAGTGAGATAAAAAGAGGCGGCGCTTACTACCGATTCCGCCTAGTTGGTCACTTCGACGTATCGTCTGGAACTCCAACCATCGCAGGCTGAGAGGTCTGCAAAATGCAATCCCGAAACAGTTCGCAGGTAATAGTTAGAGCCTGCATAACGGTTTCGGGATTTTTTATATCTGTGCAACAGGTAAGAGCATTGAACCCGCAGACCTCGCGGAATTGGTGAAAGGTGCCGCGCAGTGCTCTTATCGTTGTGGTGAAGCTCAATGGCGAGCTAGCAGATAGGCGACAGTGAAAATACTAGTCATGTAGCTGACCGCCGCGCGTACTGCAATCGGCAGCGCACCGATGGAAGCCGGTTCGATTCCGGCCGCCACAACCCAAACTGAGCCGTAGCCACTGGCTATCCTGAATTCATCAGTGATAGTTACGCTGCTGCCTTCTACACATGATCTTCGTGAAAGCGGGTGGCAGGAGGTCGCGCTAACAACCTCCTGCCGTTTTGCCCGTGCATATCGGTCACGAACAAATCTGATTACTAAACACAGTAGCCTGGATTTGTTCTATCAGTAATCGACCTTATTCCTAATTAAATAGAGCAAATCCCCTTATTGGGGGTAAGACATGAAGATGCCAGAAAAACATGACCTGTTAGCCGCGATTCTCGCGGCAAAGGAACAAGGCATCGGGGCAATCCTTGCGTTTGCAATGGCGTACCTTCGCGGCAGATATAATGGCGGTGCGTTTACAAAAACAGTAATCGACGCAACGATGTGCGCCATTATCGCCTGGTTCATTCGTGACCTTCTCGACTTCGCCGGACTAAGTAGCAATCTCGCTTATATAACGAGCGTGTTCATCGGCTACATCGGTACTGACTCGATTGGTTCGCTTATCAAACGCTTCGCTGCTAAAAAAGCCGGAGTAGAAGATGGTGGAAATCAATAATCAACGTAAGGCGTTCCTCGATATGCTGGCGTGGTCAGAGGGAACTGATAACGGACGACAGAAAACCAGAAATCATGGTTATGACGTCATTGTAGGCGGAGAGCTATTCACTGATTACTCCGATCACCCTCGCAAACTTGTCACGCTAAACCCAAAACTCAAATCAACAGCAGCCGGACGTTACCAGCTTCTTTCCCGTTGGTGGGATGCCTATCGTAAGCAGCTTGGCCTGAAAGACTTCTCTCCGAAAAGCCAGGACGCTGTTGCGCTGCAGCAGATTAAAGAGCGTGGCGCTTTACCGATGATTGACCGCGGTGATATTCGTCAGGCAATTGACCGTTGCAGTAATATCTGGGCTTCACTTCCGGGGGCTGGTTATGGTCAGTTCGAGCATAAGGCTGACAGCCTGATTGCAAAATTCAAAGAGGCTGGCGGAACGGTCAGAGAGATTGATGTATGAGCAGAGTAACCGCGATTATCTCTGCTCTGGTTATCTGCATCATCGTCTGCCTGTCATGGGCTGTTAATCATTACCGTGATAACGCCATGACCTACAAAGAGCAGCGCGATAAGGCCACATCCACAATCGCTGACATGCAGAAGCGTCAACGTGATGTAGCAGAACTTGACGCCAGATACACAAAGGAGCTTGCTGATGCTAACGCGACTATCGAAAGCCTCCGTGCTGATGTTTCTGCTGGGCGTAAGCGCCTGCAAGTCGCCGCCACCTGTGCAAAGTCAACGACCGGAGCCAGCAGCATGGGCGATGGAGAAAGCCCAAGACTTACAGCAGATGCTGAACTCAATTATTACCGTCTCCGAAGTGGAATCGACAGGATAACCGCGCAGGTTAACTACCTGCAGGAGTACATCAGGACTCAGTGCCTGAAATAATTTTTTTGCAAATCACAAAGTCCATTTAATGAGCCTCGCGAAAAGCGGGGCTTTTTTATATCTGAATTTCACAGCGCATCTCACGCGCATATTAACGAGAGCCTTTCAGTAAGCGAGCCTGAGAAAAGCCGTTATAGGTGGCGACCTCTCTCGGGCGGCTTTTCTGTGAGACAGGCTCACTTTCTAAAAGGTAAAGACGCTATGAATCATCAATTGGCTAATCTCGATTTCCGGGACATGGTGGTTGTTTCTGGTGATCGCGTGATCACAACCTCCCGCAAGGTAGCAGCTTACTTCGACAAGCAGCATCACCACATCATTCAGAAAATCGAAAAGCTAGACTGTTCGGATGAATTTCTAACCAGCAACTTTTCGCGGGTTACCTATGAACACAAGGGTAATCAGTATGTTGAATATGAAATTTCCAAAGACGGCGCGATGTACATCATCATGTCGTTTACCGGCAAAAAAGCTGCCGCCATCAAAGAGGCGTTTATCAAAGCATTTAATTGGATGCGTGACAGGCTGATGGAGTTGGCTCACTCATACCAAAGAGAGCACAACGAGTTAATGCTGGAGTTCATGAAGGAAAAGGATGTTGCCAGTATGTCAGGACGCTTGCTGAACCGCTGGGGCAGGATCAAAAAACCGCAACTCATAGCAAGAATCGAAAGGCTTGAGCAGCAGGCGCAAATATCGATCCCCGGACTGCCAAAGTGACCATTCCAAAGCCCATCTACTGGTGGGCTTGATAATGAAACCGTGATTTACATCCCTCACAATCCAGGTATGTAAAAGCTGGATCATGCGAGAACGGATTTAACTAAATCTGTGCGCCACCAGTTAACGGCAGTACCACGAAACAACCCAAGCCAGTAAGTGGGGAAATAACACTGGCAGCCACTGAAAGATGAACCTCCTGCCTTATGGCAAAAAAGATTCTTTGTGGTGGCGGACTGATGGAAAAACATCGGATAGAATCAAGCAGTGGCTAGGGTAGCTCCCGAAAAGCGGACTCGTCACCGCCTGCCACTGAATCTATGGCGAACAACTAGACGAGGTTGTGATGGATGATAACGGAAACCAATGGATCAATGTTGAACACCGACTACCAGAAAGCAAAGAAGGAATGTGGTCTAAAGAGGTTATAGCTCTTACTGATACTGGTGACGTGTTCAAACTATCATGTATGGGCTCTTACTGGCAGAGAACCAAGGCATTCATCGATTCAGGAGCAAGCAAGGTTACACACTGGATGCCGCTTAATTACCCAGATGATTAAAACGGATGAAAAATGAAAGGTCGCTCAGGCGGCCTTTTTTATTGCCATCACAAAAGCCATTCCTTACTGAGTGGCTTTGATAATGGCTTATACCCTACACGGGATAACTTAACTGATATCCCTTTTAACGGATAAACGGAGCCAACAATGGCAGAGATTATTCCCATGACTGAAGAACAGAAATTCCAGTTAGAGATTTACAAACTGGTCATGAACCAGAACGCAGCCGCAGAGGAAGCATTTCAGTTCATTGGCACTGACGAACTGAAGCTTGAGCTATTCAAAATTCACTTCCAGTCAGGCGGCGCTAATTCGGATATCACGATCCGCACATTCGAAGCAGTGCGTAAATCTAAGGAAGCGTTAGACCTGTTCACTACCGGAGCGTAAACATGGCAACTCAGGGCTTCGACAACCCATCCAAATTCCGCGATGAATGGGATAAGCAAGCAGAAGGGAAATAATCAATATGGCAGCACCAAAGGGCAACCGATTTTGGGAGGCCCGCAGTAGTCATGGGCGAAATCCTAAATTCGAATCGCCTGAGGCGCTGTGGGCTGCTTGTTGTGAATACTTCGAGTGGGCTGATGATAACCCACTATGGGAGGGTAAGGTATTTTCATATCAGGGAGAAATAATTAAGGCTAATGTCCCTAAGATGCGAGCCATGACTATTTCAGGATTGTGTACCTTCCTTGATATCACCAGGCAAACATGGGGAACCTTCCGGTCAATGGAAGGTTTTTCTGACGTCACATCACGAGCGGAAGACATCATCTACGACCAGAAATTCTCTGGCGCAGCCGCTGACCTTCTCAACGCTAACATCATCGCCCGTGATTTGGGCCTCAAAGAGCAGTCGCAAGTTGAAGACGTGACACCTGATAAGGGAGATCGCGATAAGCGACGCTCTCGTATCAAGGAGCTATTCAACCGTGGAACTGGACGCGATTCTTGATAACCTGAGCGACGAAGAGCAAATAGAATTGCTCGAGCTACTCGAAGAAGAAGAGAACTACCGTAACACACACCTGCTATATGAATTTACGCCATACAGCAAACAGCGTGAGTTCATCGACGCCGGACATGACTATCCAGAGCGATGTTTTATGGCTGGTAACCAGCTTGGTAAGTCATTTACTGGTGCTGCTGAAGTCGCGTTTCACCTTACAGGGCGTTATCCGGGAACAAAAGGCTATCCTGCTGATGGTAAATATGGTGGGGAGTGGAAAGGTAAGCGTTTCTATGAGCCTGTTGTCTTCTGGATTGGCGGCGAGACAAACGAGACTGTAACCAAAACGACTCAACGCATCCTGTGTGGTCGTATCGAAGAGAATGATGAGCCAGGCTACGGTTCCATACCTAAAGAAGACATCATTAGCTGGAAGAAGTCTCCTTTCTTTCCGAACCTTGTTGATCATCTTCTGGTTAAGCATCACACGGCTGATGGCGTTGAAGATGGCATTTCAATCTGCTACTTCAAGCCATACTCGCAAGGCCGTGCTCGCTGGCAGGGTGACACAATCCACGGCGTGTGGTTTGACGAAGAGCCACCATACAGCATTTATGGCGAAGGTCTTACCCGTACCAACAAATACGGGCAATTCTCAATTCTGACGTTTACCCCGCTGATGGGGATGTCTGACGTTGTTACCAAGTTCCTGAAGAATCCCAGCAAGTCGCAGAAAGTGGTCAACATGACCATCTATGACGCTGAGCACTACACCGAAGAGCAGAAAGAGCAAATCATCGCATCCTATCCTGAGCATGAGAGAGAGGCGCGTGCTCGCGGTATTCCTACGATGGGTAGCGGTCGAATCTTCCAGATACCGGAAGAGACGATTAAGTGTCAGCCGTTCGAGTGTCCTGATCACTTTTACGTAATTGGCGGGATGGATTTCGGATGGGATCACCCTCAGGCGCAGGTTCAGCTTTGGTGGGATAAGGACGCAGACACAATCTACGTTTCACGCGTGTGGAAGGCGAAAGAAAAAACAGCCGTTCAGGCGTGGGGAGCCGTTAAATCATGGGCGCATAAAGTGCCAACCGCATGGCCTCATGACGGAAACCAGCATGAGAAGGGCGGCGGTGAGCAGCTCAAAGGGCAGTATGCAGACGCTGGTTTTATGATGTTGCAGGAGCATGCGACATGGCCTGATGGCGGTAATGCTGTGGAGCCTGGCATCACTGAATTGCGCGACATGATGCTCGATGGTCGCTTCAAAGTATTCAACACCTGTGAGCCATTCTTTGAGGAGTTCCGCCTCTATCACCGTGATGAAAACGGGAAGATCGTCAAGCTTAACGACGACGTTCTCTCAGCCGTTCGCTATGCATACATGATGCGCCGCTTCGCCAAAATGATGCGCGACATCAAAAAACCAAAAGAGAAAAAGATACCAGCCCCAATCAGGCCCATCGCACGGAGAACTTAAATGGCCGACGAAAACAGACTCAATTCCATTCTGTGTAAGTTTGACGCAGACTGGATGGCGAGCGATGAAGCCAGAACCGAGGCGACAAATGACCTGTTTTTTAGCCGAGTGTCGCAATGGGATGACTGGCTATCAAACTACACCACCCTGCAATATCGCGGACAATTCGATGTTGTTCGCCCAGTGGTCAGGAAACTGGTCGCAGAGATGCGCCGGAACCCTATCGACGTTCTCTTCCGGCCCAAAGACGGCGCTAATCCTGATGCAGCCGATGTGTTGATGGGGATGTATCGTACTGATATGCGCCATAACACGGCAAAGATTGCCGTTAACGTTGGCGTTCGTGAGCAGATAGAGTCCGGCGTTGGTGCATGGCGTCTGGTCACACAGTACGAAGACAACGATCCAACAAGCAACAATCAGGTAATCAGACGCCTGCCAATCCATGAGGCCTGCTCACACGTCATATGGGACGCCAACAGCAAGCAGATGGATAAGAGCGACGCTAAGCACTGCACGGTGATTAACGCCTTGTCACGCAATGGCTGGAAAGAGTTCGCAGAGGATTACGGTATTGATCCGGACACCTTGCCATCTTTCCAGAATCCGAACGACACATGGCTGTTTCCGTGGGTATCGAATGATGTCGTCTACGTCGCTGAGTATTACGAGGTAGAAGAGAAGAAGGAGAAAGTCTTCATCTACCGCGACCCGCTGACAGGTGAGCCGGTCAGCTATTACCAGCAGGATATCAAAGACGTCATCGACGACCTGGCTAATCGTGGATTCATTAAGGTAGCAGAGCGCAAGGTGAAGCGTCGGCGTGTGTATAAGTCGATCATCACCTGCACGCAGATACTGAAAGACCGCGAGAAGATAGCTGGAGAGCATATCCCAATCGTTCCAGTGTATGGCGAATGGTCATTCGCTGGTGACAAGGAGTGCTACGAAGGAGTGGTAAGGCTGACGAAAGACGGTCAGCGCCTTCGTAACATGATCATGTCATTCAACGCCGATATTGTTGGTCGTTCACCGAAGAAGAAACCGACCTTCTTCCCTGAGCAAATCGAAGGCTACGAATACATGTACGGTGGAAATGATGACTATCCGTACTATCTCCAGAACAGGACTGATGAAAACGGTAACGACCTGCCGATTGGTCCAATCTCCTACATGGAAAACCCTGAAGTGCCGCAAGCCAACGCTTACATGCTTGAGGCTGCCACCAACGCAGTGAAAGAGGTGGCTAGTCTTGGCGTGGATGCACAGGCAGCAAACTCTCAGGTCTCTTTCGATACCGTCAATCAACTGAACATGCGGTCAGACCTTGAGACATACGTGTTTCAGGATAACCTGGCTACCGCAATGCGGCGTGATGGCGAGATTTATGCCTCAATGGTCAATGATATTTATGACATCCCTCGTCATGTAACGCTGACACTTGAAGATGGAAGCGAGAAAGACGTTCAACTCTACGCGCAAGTTGTCGATTACCAGTCCGGTAATGTGGTCACACTCAACGACATTCGCGGTCGCTACGAGTGCTATATAGGAGTTGGACCATCCTTCCAGAGCATGAAGGAACAGAACCGCGCAGAGATTCAGGAGTTACTCACCAAGGTTCCGCAAGGTACTCCAGAGTTCCAGATGCTGATGCTGCAATACTTCACGCTGCTTGACGGTAAAGGCGTCGAGATGATGCGAGAGTATGCGAACAAGCAACTGGTGATGATGGGGCTGAAGAAACCAGAAACACCTGAAGAGATGGAGATGGTGCAGCAGGCACAACAACAGCCGCAGCAGCCATCAGCAGAGCAAATTCAGGCGCAGGGTATCCTTCTGCAAGGTCAGGCTGAATTGCTCAAGGCAGAGAACCAACAGGCGCAGATTCAGGTTGAAGCTGCCAAGGTTGAAGCCCAAAACCAACTCAACGCCGCGAAGATTGCAGAAATCTTCAACAATATGGACCTCGACAAGCAGGCAGAACTGCGTGAGTACCTCAAGCTCGTAGGTCAATTCCAGCAACAGCGCAGCAAAGATGCTCGTGCTAACGCTGAGCTGCTTCTTAAAGATGCAGACCAGACTCATTCACAACGCATGGATTTCGCGAATCTTATGCGTCAAGTTCAAATCCCCTCCGGCGGAGTAGCCGAGACACCTCAATAAGAGAGAGTTAATCATGGAACAAACCACCGACATTCAGGCTTCTGAAGAATTAACCCTGCCCGGCAATCATGCAGCGGCATCTGTTGATGGCTTAGTTGTCGATAATGCCAACGACAACGCAGGTCAGGAAGAAGGCTTCGAGATTGTCCTGAAAGACGATGAGAAACCAAAACAAGACCCGGCAACTAATGCTGAATTTGCCCGTCGCCGCATAGAACGCAAACGCCAGCGTGAGCTTGAGCAGCAGATGGAAGCGGTTAAGCGTGGAGAGTTGCCGGAGCACCTGCGGGTGAACCCTGAGTTACCAAAACAACCAGACCCTAACGATTATCTTTCCGAAGATGCACTGGCTAAGTACGACTATGACCAGAGCCGCGCCCTGGCTGCCTTCCAGCAGGCAAACAGTGAATGGCAGATCAAGGCTATGGACGCACGAAGCCAGGCTGTAGCCGAGCAGGGCCGCAAAACTCAGGAGTTCACCCAGCAATCAGCGCAATACGTCGAGGCAGCCCGTAAGCACTACGACGCAGCGGAAAAGCTCAATATCCCTGACTATCAGGAGAAAGAGGATGCATTCATGCAACTGGTGCCGCCAGCAGTCGGTGCCGACATCATGCGCCTCTTCCCGGAGAAATCCGCTGCTCTCATGTATCACCTTGGTGCTAATCCTGAGAAAACACGCCAGTTGCTGGCGATGGACGGGCAATCCGCGCTGATTGAACTCACTCGACTGTCAGAACGTTTAACTCTCAAGCCTCGAGCCAAGCCTGTTTCAGAAGCCCCGTTACCTGATGAACCCATTCAGGGACACGCTGTTGCTGCAAATATCTCTGCGATTGAAAAGCAGATGGAAGCGGCAGCAAACAAAGGGGATGTAGAGACATACCGCAAGCTCAAGGCGCAACTGAATAAAGGAATTCGATAATGGCATTAAATGAAGGTCAACTGGTCACGTATGCTCTGGATGAAATCATCGAAACCATCCAGAACCTGACGCCAATGGCGTCCAAAGTGACAAAATACACCCCTCCGGCAGAATCCATGCAGCGTTCAAGCAACACCGTGTGGATGCCTGTTGAGCAGGAAGCGCCAACCCAGACTGGCTGGGATTTAACTGGCAACGCAACAGGGATTCTGGAACTCTCCGTGAAATGCAACATGGGCGATCCGGATAACGATTTCTTCGAGCTTCGTGCAGATGACCTGCGTGATGAGCGTTCTTACCGTCGCCGCATCCAGGCATCCGCCAAAAAACTGGCGAATAACATTGAGTCAGCGATTGCCAAACAGGCAACTGAAATGGGCTCGCTTGTTGTTCACGATACCCGCGCAATTGGTCCATCTACTGGACTGTCTGGCTGGGATTTTGTGTCTGATGCAGAGCGCCTGATGTTCTCCCGTGAGCTAAACCGCGATATGGGCATCAGTTACTTCCTGAACCCTGACGATTACCGCAAAGCAGGACGCAACCTGGTAGATGGTGACATCTTCGGGCGCGTTCCTGAAGAAGCGTATCGCAACGGTACCATTCAGCGTCAGATTGCTGGCTTTGATGAAATTCTTCGCTCACCGAAACTTCCGGCTGTTACCAAGTCAACCGCTACTGGTGTAACTGTTTCTGGTGCGCAGAAGTTTAAGCCGCAGGCATACACCCTTGATACCGATAGTAACAAAGAGAACGTCGATAACCGTGTTGCAACGGTGACCGTATCCTCCACCACCGGGTTTAAGCGCGGCGACAAAATCAGCTTCACTGGTGTGAAATTCCTGTCTCAGATGGCGAAGAACGTGCTGACTGATGATGCGACTTTCTCAATCACCCGTGTGATCGATGGTACTCACATCGAAATCACGCCGAAGCCGATTGCGCTTGATGACGCGTCACTGACAAAAGAAGAGAAGGCTTACGCTAATGTAAACACCTCTCTTGCTGATACCACTCCGGTAAACGTTCTGAACGTGGCAACAACCACCGCTAACGTGTTCTGGGCTGATGACTCAATCCGCCTGCTGTCTCAACCGATCCCGGTAACCCATGAACTGTTTGCTGGCATGAAAACGTCTTCCTTCAGCATTCCTGGTATTGGTGTTAACGGCATCTTCGCAACGCAGGGTGATATCAACACTCTGTCTGGTAAGTGCCGTATTGCTGTGTGGTATTCAGCATGTGCTGTACGACCAGAGGCAATTGGTGTTGGTCTGCCTAACCAGACCGCGTGATAACCAGAGGGAGCTTAGGCTCCCTTTTCTATTGGAGATACCAATGAGCATAATGATTTTTCAGGCTGGCGGAGATACCAAAATCTGGGGGCGCAAGCTGAAAACGAAAACCGTTGATCCTGATGATGTAGCTGTGCACTTAGCAAATGGCTGGTATAAGCACCCTGACGATGTTCCTGATGCTCCTCTTGTTGGTGATCAAATTGGGAGTGTTGGCGGAGGTGAAACTTCCCCAGTTGATATGGGCGAAGTGTCCGACGGTTATCACACTTTTAACGAGCTTTACGCTCACCGAGTGCGCCTCTTCTCATCGCTGATGCATGCTTACGCTGAGCTTTCGTGGTGGTCTCGCAAACACAGTGACGGTGAAGAGTGGGATGGCTGGATCATTGCTGGTATCACCACTCCAGAAGGCGAAATCACTTATCACCTACCTGTTGAAGAAATCGAGTTCCTTCCTGAAGGTACTGAGCTTGAGTTCGGGAAAGAGTGGGATGGTCATGAAGCAAATGATGTTCTTGGACGACTCCTGAGTTTGCGTCCGGCTATTGCAGAGCCAGAGCCAGAGCCAGAGCCAGAAGAAAAACAGCGTAAAAAGCCTGGTCGAAAACCTAAGGCGGCAGCAGATGAACCTGACAACGAAGGGTGATTTAGTCCTTGCGGCATTACGTAAGCTCGGTGTGGCATCAAATGCCACGTTAACAGATGTCGAACCGCAGTCTATGGAAGACGGCGTCAACGACCTTGAAATGATGATGGCTGAATGGCTTGGCGGTGATGCGTCACCTGGTATCAACGTTGGCTACATTTTTGCTGATGCAGATGTCGCTCCGGATCCGGGCGATGAGCACGGTTTATCAAATAACGCTATCAATGCCGTCATTTTTAACCTTGCCTGCCGCATTGCTCCAGATTATGCGCTGGAAGCGTCTGCAAAACTTATAACCACTGCCAGATACGGGAAAGAGCGACTCGTCAAACTGTCTGCAATGGACAGAGCAAAAGCCGCTAAATGTAAGTCCGGTTATCCAAACCGTATGCCTGTCGGTAGCGGTAACCAGTTGGCGAAGTGGAATGGTTGGAATTACTTCCACCGGAAGGAACCTTGCGATAACGGGGGCGAATAAATGCCTATTCAGCAACTTCCGCTTATGAAAGGTGTCGGCAAAGACTTCCGAAATGCCGACTATATCGACTATCTGCCAGTGAATATGCTGGCTACACCCAAAGAAATCCTGAACAGCAGCGGATATCTTCGCTCATTCCCGGGCATTGCCAAACGTTCTGATGTGAACGGTATATCGCGCGGCGTCGAGTACAACATGGCGCAGAGTGCTGTTTATCGCGTGTGTGGTGGCAAGCTGTATAAGGGCGAAAGTGAAGTCGGTGATGTTGCCGGAAGTGGTCGTGTATCAATGGCGCATGGTCGGACATCTCAGGCTGTAGGCGTTAATGGTCAACTGGTCGAGTATCGCTATGATGGCACGGTTAAAACCGTCTCAAACTGGCCTACAGACAGCGGATTCACGCAGTATGAGTTAGGCTCAGTCCGTGACATTACGCGTTTACGTGGGCGTTATGCGTGGTCAAAAGACGGCACTGATTCATGGTTCATCACTGACCTTGAAGACGAATCGCATCCTGACCGCTACAGCGCACAATATCGCGCAGAATCGCAGCCGGACGGCATCATCGGAATCGGAACATGGCGAGACTTCATCGTCTGCTTTGGTTCATCGACGATTGAATATTTTTCCCTGACAGGTGCAACCACCGTTGGTGCCGCTTTGTATGTCGCCCAGCCATCACTGATGGTGCAGAAAGGCATTGCCGGAACCTACTGCAAAACGCCGTTTGCTGACTCGTATGCGTTCATCAGCAATCCGGCAACAGGCGCGCCGTCTGTGTACGTCATCGGCTCCGGTCAGGTATCACCAATCTCCAGCGCGAGCATTGAGAAAATCCTCCGCTCCTACACTGCTGATGAACTGGCTGATGGCGTGATGGAGTCTCTGCGATTTGATGCGCATGAGCTGCTGATTATCCACCTTCCTCGCCATGTTCTCGTGTACGACGCATCTTCAAGCGCCAATGGTCCGCAATGGTGCGTACTGAAAACAGGACTGTATGACGATGTGTACCGCGCTATCGACTTCATTTACGAAGGCAATCAGATAACGTGCGGCGATAAGCTGGAATCGGTGACCGGGAAATTGCAGTTCGACATCAGCAGCCAGTACGACAAGCAACAGGAACACCTTCTGTTTACTCCACTGTTCAAAGCGGATAACGCCAGAGTTTTCGACCTTGAAGTTGAATCTTCAACTGGCGTTGCGCAGTACGCCGACCGCCTGTTCCTCTCTGCAACCACTGACGGCATAAATTACGGGCGTGAGCAGATGATTGAGCAGAATGAACCGTTCGTTTACGACAAACGCGTTTTGTGGAAGCGAGTAGGGCGCATCAGGAAAAATGTTGGCTTCAAATTGCGCGTTATCACGAAGTCACCTGTCACTCTGTCTGGTGCTCAGATAAGGATTGAGTAATGGCGGATTCGAATCTCAATAAGCCGGTAATCACTCAGGCTACACGGCTCGATACATCAATCCTTCCACGCAATATCTTCTCGCAGTCGTATCTGCTTTACGTTATCGCACAGGGCACTGATGTTGGTAACGTGGCTAACAAAGCCAACGAGGCCGGACAGGGCGCTTATGACGCACAAGTCAGGAACGATGAGCAGGATGTGATTCTGGTCGATCACGAAATTCGACTGGCATCGGCTGAAGCGAAGATACAGGACCACGAAACAAGGATCACTAACGCAGAAGCGGCGATAGTCAACCTTGATTCACGATTAACGACAGCAGAAAACGATATTGATTATCTGACGGATGAAGTTGCCGCCATTCAAAACACGCTTTCAGACCATGAAACGCGCATTAATGCTCTGGAGTATGCCACTACGCGCAAGAAGTCAGAGGTTGTTTACTCTGGCGTATCTGTAACCATCCCGACAGCGCCGACCAACCTTGTTAGCCTGCTGAAAACGCTCACGCCGTCATCCGGCACGTTGGCACCATTCTTCGACACCGTTAACAACAAGATGGTTGTGTTCAACGAGAACAAAACCCTGTTCTTCAAGCTGTCGATTGTCGGGACGTGGCCCAGCGGAACCACCAACAGATCAATGCAGCTAACCTTTTCCGGCTCTGTTCCTGACACGTTGGTCAGCAGTCGTAATGCGGCGACAACAACCGACAACATCCTGTTAGCTACGTTCTTCAGCGTGGATAAAGACGGCTTTCTTGCCACAAATGGCAGTACGTTAACCATCCAGTCAAATGGTGCGGCGTTTACTGCCACAACCATCAAGATAATCGCGGAGCAGTAATGATTCAGTTCAAACCAACGCGAAATATCGACCTGATCGAAGCAGTCGGAAATCACCCTGACATTATTGCCGGGAGCAACAACGGCGATGGATACGACTACAAGCCTGAATGCCATTACTTTGAGGTGAACGTGCACGGGCAGTTCGGCGGCATTGTTTACTATCAGGAGATTCAGCCGCTTACATTAGATTGCCACGCCATGTACCTGCCAGAGATTCGCGGCTTCAGCAAGGAAATCGGGCTGGCGTTCTGGCGATACATTCTGACTAACACCACCGTTCAGTGCGTCACATCGTTCGCTGCACGCAAATTCCGCCACGGTCAGATGTACTGCGCAATGATTGGCCTTAAGCGTGTAGGAACCATCAAGAAATACTTCAAAGGCGTGGATGACGTGACGTTTTACAGCGCCACACGCGAAGAACTAATCGACTTCCTGAATCACGGGAGATAGCCATGTTATATGCATTTAAGCTGGGCAAAAAACTGCGCGGCGAGGAACCTTGGTGCCCTGAAAAAGGCGGGAAAGGTGGTAGCTCTGATAAAAGCGCAAAGTATGCAGCAGAAGCCCAGAAGTATGCTGCAGACCTGCAAAATCAGCAGTGGCAGACGATCATGAAAAACCTTGCTCCGTTCACGCCACTCGCTCAGCAGTACGTATCACAATTGCAGAATCTTTCCTCTCTTCAGGGGCAAGGTCAGGCACTTAACCAGTATTACAACTCTCAGCAGTACAAAGATCTTGCTGGTCAGGCTCGCTATCAGAGTCTGGCTGCAGCGGAAGCAACAGGTGGATTGGGTTCCACTGCAACCGGTAATCAGTTAGCAACAATCGCACCAACGCTTGGTCAGCAGTGGCTGTCTGGTCAGATGAACAACTACCAGAATCTGGCAAATATTGGTCTTGGCGCACTGCAAGGTCAGGCAAACGCCGGGCAGACATATGCCAACAACATGAGTCAGATTTCGCAGCAAAGTGCGGCTCTTGCCGCTGCTAATGCCAATAAACCATCAGGTCTTCAGACAGCAATTAGCGGCGGAGCTTCAGGGGCTATGACTGGCGCTGCTCTTGGCTCTATTGTTCCAGGACTTGGCACTGGATTAGGTGCGGCAATTGGCGGCGGACTTGGCCTGCTTGGCTCGTTGTTTTAAGGGGTAATCATGGCTACTTGGCAAGGAACAAACGGCGGATTGTTGGCTGGTATCGGCGGCGTCAACTCAAACGCTCCGAGCGTAAATGACATCGGCAATACGCTTCAGCTTATCAGGCAGAACAATGATATTGAGCGTTCAGGCGCTAACAATGTTGGGCTGACTGCTTTGCAAGGCCTTTCAGGTATTGCAGGGGTGTTTCAGCAGGAAAAGCAGGCTCAGCGGCAGAAAGAATTTCAGCAGGCGTACGCTAATGCTTATGCGTCTGGTGATCGCAGTGCTTTGCGTCAGTTGGCTACTCAATATCCAGACCAGATTGAATCCGTTCGTAAAGGCATGGGATTCATTGATGAAGATCAGCGTAATTCTATCGGCACCTTAGCGGCTGGCGCACGCCTTGCGTCATCGTCTCCAGAAGCAATGCAATCATGGCTGCAAAACAACGCCGGTGAGTTAGCTCGTGTTGGCGTTAATCCTCAGGACGTCGCTCAGATGTACCAACAGAACCCGCGGCAGTTCGGCGAATTTGTCGATCACCTGGGGATGAACAGTCTCGGACCCGAAAAATACTTTGATCTACAGGATAAAATGCAGGGTCGCCAGGTTACCATGCGCGGTCAGGATCTGGATTCGCAAACCGCCGCTCGGAATCAGGCAATCACAATGCGCGGGCAAGATATCCAGGCGAATTTAGGTCAGCAGCGCATTAATCTGGACGCAGAAACAAACCGCATTAACAACGAAAATAAGCGCCTTGACCGGATGCTATCAGCAGAAACTAACGACCTGAAGCGCCAGGAAATACAGAGCCGCATAGCAGCCAACAACCAGCAGTTGCAGCAGAAGCAGCAAGCGCTAAATGATGGCTACAAAGACGGCATCAACACCCTCACAACCAGCATGTTCACTCTGAACGATATCGTTAGTTCTCCTTCACTTAAGAGCATTACAGGCTTACGTGGAGTAATCCCCAACGTTCCAGGCTCACAGGCTGCAGACACTCAGGCACGACTTGATACCTTTAAATCCCAAGCATACCTGACAGCGGTTCAGGCCATGCGAGGCATGGGCGCACTTTCTGATGCCGAGGGCAAAAAGCTCGACCAGGCTGTTGGTTCGCTGCAGAACTCGCAGAGCGAGGAGTCCTTTCGTCGCAACGCTGGCGTCATCCTGAACACGCTCAACCAGAAGCGTAATGAGGCGGTTGGTAAGTACGTTCAGCAAAACGGTATCAAGCGAGTGGAAGCGCCTCAGGCTTCTATAGATTACCTGAAGCAGCACCCCGAGCTGTCAATCGACTTCATTAATCGCTACGGATATCTTCCATCTTTGGGGCAGTAAATGGCTAATTACCGTGATTTGTTAGAGCAGGCTGGCGCACGTTACGGTGTGCCAGAAGGGTTGATGACTGCACTGGGTGCCAAGGAGTCTTCTTACAACCCTGCCGCAGTAAGCTCCGCCGGGGCTGTAGGATTGACTCAGGTCATGCCTGGGACATGGCGTGATATGGGTTATACCGATGAGCAAATGCAAAACCCAGAATATCAGGCTGACGCTGGTGCGCGCTATCTGGCAAAGATGTACCAGCAGTTTGGTAACTGGCGTGACGCTCTTCAGGCTTATCACGACGGTCCCGGCAACGTTATGAAGGCAAAGCGTGGTGAATATACGCCAGGACCTGAAGGCCGCGGTTACGTTGATGAACGCTTTGCTCAATGGGCGGGTGACCCGGTGACAGACTCAACAGTCGAACAGCGCGCCACCTCTGCAAAGGTACATCCTCAGCAAGACCCTAACAACCCGTTTGCACAACTGGAAGCACAGTCATCCGAACAAGTATCGGCATCAGGCGTGCAGTCAGACCCAAATAATCCATTTGCTCAGATTGAGCAGCAGGCAGCCAGTCAGCAGCCACCTCAACCCGTAAGTTCTGCCGCACCGAAACCTGTTCAGCAACAAACAGTTAATCAGGCCAATAATGAACCAGCACGTGAAGAACCATCATTGATGCAACAAGCTGGCGATTGGCTCACAGGTGGTCAAAGTGCAGGGCAAATTGCAGAGCAGGCTGGTCGTGGTCTGGTAAACATACCATTTGACGTATTGCAGGGTGGCGCGAGTCTGATTAATGCAATCAGTCAGGGGCTTGGTGGGCCAAAAGTATTGGATGATGTCTATCGTCCAGTCGACCGACCGACAGATCCTTACGCGCAAGCTGGAGAGTCAATAGGCGGTTATCTTGTTCCTGGAGCAGGTGTAACTGGAAACATGGTCATTGGTTCTCTCGCTGACGCGGCGAATCAACGGGGTGATTTTGCCGAAAATGCCGCTATTAATGCCGGACTTAACATTGCTACGCATGGCCTGATAAATGGCGTTACCCATGGTGTTCGTGGTGCATCAAATATAATTAGTGGCAATAAAACATCTGCACAGAGAGCGACCACTGCGGCAACAGAAACATCACCATTCTCCGGTACTGCGCCAACAGAAACATCACCATTCTCCGGTGATGCCGCTGCAGCAACAAATCCTGCGGTTCATGCCGCAGAGGCAAGAGCAGCACAAGGTGTACCAATGACGCCTGCGACGAGGGACCCAGAGGAGGTCGTCCGCACAGTAGCAGCACAAAAAAGGCCAAATCTCGCTTCATCGCTTGATGAACTAGATATCAATCCTCAGGCTGAAGTTCTGGAGTCTGCTGAAAGGCTTAATGTTGATTCATTACTCCCTTCACACTTTTCCGGGAACGAGCAATACAAGGCAGTTGAGCAAGCAATCAAGTCCCGTGCGGGTTCTGCTCTACGGGTGCAGGAAAATGAAGCAATCAGGCAACTAGCACAGGGCGCGGGGGAGATAATTGATCGCGTTTCCGGTGCAAAAGATGCTCTTGGTATGAGCGACAAGTTTATTGATACGATCAATGGAAGAATGTCTGCGCTGATGAAACGAAGCGACCAGCTTTATCGCAATGTTGAAAAGGCGATGCCTGCAGGTGCAAAAATTGATGCGCCATCAACAAGGTCAATGCTCAAACAGGTGGCAGAAGATCTTGGCGGGATGAAAAACCTTGACCCTATTGAAAAGAGAGTCTTTCGGGCAGTTAATCCAGGCAAGAACGGCGCATTAACTTATGCAAATCTCAATAAGCAACGACGACTTGTTGGTGATGCACTTCATAAGAAGTCTGGACCATATAAAGATGCTGATCGCGCTGCTTTATCGAGGCTTTACGGTTCGCTCGCCGATGATCAAAAGACGGCGCTGTCAGAGACAAATGCATTACGTGATTTTGAAGTTGCTCAGAGGCTTGTTCAGATGCGAAAAAGCATGGAAGAGCAAATGATTAATCTAACTGGCAGAACGCTGAACGGTGATGTTTCTCGCAAAGCAACTACAGCACTACAGGCAATGTCGAAAGGCGATGCCAAAGGATTTCGTGAATTGATGCAAAACACGCCGTCCAGGAAGCTAAGAACCGAGCTACTGGGAACAGGTCTTCGGGATATGCTTTCGAACGGAAAACGTGGCGCTGATTTTAATCCTGCAGGGTTTGCTGACTGGTATCAAAACATGTTAGCAAACGGGCAGATGCGCAATCTTGCCCGACATTTACCAAAAGAGACTATGTCAGGTCTGAACGATGTATATAAGGTCGCAAAGGCTATCAAAGATGCAAAATCTTACGAGATAACTACAGGAAGACTAAACGAGTTCGTCAAACGGTTTAATCGCGTCACTGCGGCAAATGAATTTGTTGCTAACCATGCCCAACGCATTGGCACTGCGGTTGGTTCAACTGTGTCAGGACCGTTCAGTGCAGTAGGTGCTGTTGCTGGGTCAGAAATTGGGGCAAAAGTCGCCAGCAAAATCAGGGCGATGGGCGGCGCTGCATCAATGGAATCTGCAGAAAAGCTAATTAGCTCACCAGAATTCCAGAAAGCAGCAAGGCTGGCAGTAAAACAAGCACCAGAAAGCATCGTTGATACAACTGTAAGACGCTCTTCTGCTTGGCGCTCGTTTTACAACTCACTTCCAGAATCAGATAAGAAAACCATATCAAGGCTAGGCATCATGTACTGGATGAACAGTGATGATAACCAGAAGTAACGGAAAGCCACGGATGGTTAGCTGCTGTCTTTTTTATATAGCTCTTTGAGCGTATCAAAGACAATTTTCTTAACCATATCAGATTGTTGGTCTGCAATACGCGATGCTATTGGTAGCGATGAATTCAATCGCTTGTCGAGAGCTGGTATTGTCGCCTCGTTAAGCGGTATGAATGAATAGCTTTATCTAATGTTGCTGCTACTGTTGCATGTGACGGTGTTTCCAAATCCTGAATTGCAGTTTGTATATGTGTCAACGCGCGTTGGGTAAGGTTGAGTTATAACAGGCTGGCGCGCTTTTTGCTCGATCGCTTGCATTGTGTTTACAGCCTGATAATTCAATAAAGCCTGCTGGAATGCTTGGCTTTGCGCTATTTGTTGGGCTTGTTCTTGGCTTTGTAATTGAACATAAAGATTCTGAAGCTCAAGTCTTGCCTGTGCGTCACTTATCTTGCCTTCATCTACACCTTGCCCGAGCATCTTTGCAGCAAGGACATACAGCTTAGGTGTTGGTGCTGATGCCATGCGTGAGTCGTTCTTCACACTGGCATCAAGGCAATTAGCCATATCGCTAAGCTTTTGATAGCGTTGTTCGCAACTTGCTTGATAGTCACTTACTTTTGCGCATCCAACCAGCAGAAGCTTGGTAAGGTTGCTGATAACGAGACTATTTCAAAACTTCAGTCATATCGTGATGAGCTTGTTCGCAATGCTGGCCCTGATGGTCCGGTAAATCTGGATTTGAAGCAATTAAGCGACCTGCGCAGCCAGTTCAGAATGGACGTGAAGGGTGAGCGACCAGTGTTACCAAACCGTTCCGATGCCGCCATTCAGCGCGTTTACAAGGCAATGACTGACGATATCAATGGTGCCATTGGTCAGAATCTTGGCAACGATACTCTACGTAAATATCAGCAGGCCAATGCCGTCTACGCTGACGAAGCGGCGAAACTAAAGAATACCAGGCTGAAGAATGTTCTCATGAAAGGCGACCTGACGCCGGAAGTTGTCAACAACATGCTATTCAGCAAGAACAAATCGGAAATTAAGACGCTGTATAACTCAGTTGGTCGTGTTGGCAGGGCGCAAATGCGCAATGGCATCATTGGAAAGGCGATGGAGAAATCAGGTGGTTCCCCTGACCAGTTCCTTCGACAGCTTAACATCCTGCAAAACCAGACTGGCATCACATTTAAAGGTCAGGATGCTGCTTATCTGAAAGGATTGAAAAACTACCTGCAATCCACGCAGCAGGCTGCAAAAGCGGCAGTAACAACACCAACAGGGCAGCAAACCATCCCGTTCATTATCGGATATGGGACGGCAATGAACCCGGCGACAACTGGTGCAGCAGTAAGCTACGGACTTCTTACTCGCGCCTATGAGAGCGAACTATTCAGAAATGCAATGCTCCGAATGGCAAATACCCCACGCGGATCAACAGCGTTTGAGAAAGCCATGCAGCAGGCGCAAAAGGCCATTAACGCCCTGACTCAGGGTGCCAAGTCTGATGCGTTGTCATGGTAATGTAGATGTAAATTACAGTTAAAAATTAAATTGCTATGGAGTTGATTGAGCTTTTTGCTTACATTAATGCAAATTTTCTGCATTAATGTGTGTTTAATATGAATAGAAGATCATTTTTCAAATCAATAGCGTCATTTGTAGCATTAACTCCATTATCTTCTTTATCAAACATGTCTAATAGGATTGCACACATGACTAATATAACACCAAATGTGGTTATAGGAATGCCTTCGCAACTTTTCACTATGGCGCGTTCTTTTAAAGCCGTAGCCAATGGCAAAATTTATATCGGTAAAATTGACACTGACCCGGTAAATCCAGAAAACCAGATCCAGGTTTATGTGGAGAACGAAGATGGCTCTCATGTTCCTGTTTCTCAACCAATCATCATTAACGCTGCTGGTTATCCGGTATATAACGGACAGATTGCCAAATTCGTTACCGTGCAAGGCCATTCTATGGCTGTATACGATGCGTATGGAGCGCAGCAGTTCTATTTTCCTAATGTGCTGAAGTATGATCCTGATCAGTTAAGGCAGGAGCTTTCTGCAAAAAGAGGCTCATCACTAATCACATACACAAATCCAAATGGCCCAGGAGTTCCTATGCCTTTGGATGTGCGCGTTGGGCAAACTTATTTTATGTCTGATTATGGTGTATCCCCATCTTCGACGGCAGAAGAGAATACTGCAAGGATTAACTCGGTATTTTCGTCACTAGGCGGGAAACCTTTCATTACCCAATTTGTTTTTGATTGCAAAGGGGTTGTGCTAATAAACGGTTCTTTACTGCTAAAAAACAATATGGATATATTGATTCACGTAGGAACAGAGATTAGAAACGTTGCTGGCACAAACAGACCTGTATTTATCAGTGAGTATTGGTTCAAGACCATATCAAGCCCTTCAGATTTGACTCAAAAATCTGATTATCTCGGGATTCGTGGTGGCGGCATTATAAATTATAACAAATCAGGCACTGCCCCTGGAGGGCTTAATACCCATGCTGTCTGTATAGCCGGTGTTAAAAGGTTAAAACTTGGTGGTAATTTAAAAGTCGGTGGTGCGTTTAAATACGCGTATCTCGTTGCGAATATCGATTATTTAGATGCTCAAAACTTGGAGTTTGATAACGGGTCAGATGGGCTTCACCTCCAACCTCCAATTTACCATGCTTATGTGCGAAATCTACGAGGGCATACTGGCGATGATTTATTTGCAATGACTGGCGGTGATTACAGTTCATATGATTTAGGTACTCGTGGAGACTTCTCGTTTATCGATGTTGAGGGGCTATTTAATGACAATACCCTTTGCGCTGTAAAACTTGCTGGCAATGCAGGTGTGGAATTTAAACACGTAACAGTACGCGGCATTCACGGAACATGTCAGCATGCTCCGGTAAGAATTTGGGCTGATCATAACCTAACAAAAACAACGGTTAAATACGCAGGATTTGATGATATATCCGCTATTCCTGGAAAGGGCCATGCACTGTGTGAAATTTACGACCGTGGCCTGGGCGAAGTGTTTGCTGATCAAGTGGTAGTGGAGGGTGTATCTACTAACTTAACTAATATATCCACGCCTGTTGTTGACGTTAGGGGGTCTGTTGGTGTCACTGTTTATAACTTAGACATGGATGTGCCAAGAAATTCTAAGTTTGGATTCGCATGTGGTGATGGATCTGGAAATGATAAATCAAGAATCTTTAACGTTAATATCAAGTCAAAAAATACTTCGTTAAGTGCTGACCAATACAGTTCATTATGTCTGGTTACTCGTGGCGTTGTGGACAACGTAATTCTCAGCGGAGCGGTGGACCATAAATCGGCGGCGACCCTTGTTCAGCATCGTGGAGGAACCCTGAAGAACATAACCGTTAATAATATTACATATTCAAACGGTCACGTATTTAGGCAGTTTGTGGCTAATTCTGATAACTCAACTCCTACGCTGCACCTAAATAATCTAATTGGCACAAATAGCGGGAAACTTGCTTTATTCCATAAAGGAGGTGTAGTTTCAGCAAATAATGTTACACTGCTATCAACAAGTGGAAATCCGATAGAGACTACAGAGTCTGGGATTGTGGATATTTATGGTTCTATTAACTACGGGAATTCTCTAATACCATCAACTAAAGAGGATGGATTTTATTACAGAGCTTATGGATTTGGCCTAGCAGTTGATGCTTCAAATCTCCAAAGATACGGTGTTCAGTTTTGCAAAAATTCAAATCCTTCATTTTCAACAGGAGTTGGGTTAATAGCTTTTGCTGAAGGTACAGGATGGAAGAATATAGTAACAGGAAATTTGGGATAGATATTAATTGTGATTCTTAATAATAGTATTTTCTGAAGAAACTTACTTAAATAATCAAGCACAAAGCCTTGCACTGGTTTGCAAGGCTTTGTGTCATTCGCTAGTTAAGGTTTATCACTCCACCTTTTCATCAAGCCAGTCCGCCCACCACTGCATCATTTCTCTGCGCTTATCGAGATACTGAGCATGGTTGTAAATCCCGCGCACAGATCCGCCGTTGGCATGTGCAAGTTGCACTTCAATAGCGTCAGCAGGCCATTCGTGCTCGTTCATAATCGTGCTGAATTCATGCCTGAATCCGTGACCGCTTTCCAGACCTTCATAGCCGATTTGTTTGATCACAAGCAATACCGCGTTCTCGCAGATTGGCTTCTTCTTATCGTTGCGCCCGGCAAAAACAAACTCTGATACTGGTTTAGTGATGGAGCTTAGCGTAGTGAGAAGTTCAACCACCTGGTCTGACATCGGGACCACATGAATTTTGCGTCCTTTCATCACACTGGCGTCGATGGTGATAATCCTGTTTTCAAAATCGACGTTCTTCCATAGCATGGAACGAAGCTCTTTCGTTCTTAGGGCAGTGTAGCGTAAAACTTTGGTCGCAATGAGCGATACGATACTTCCTGAAAATGTTGCCAGTGCTTTGTTGAATGCCGGGATCTGGTCTGCAGGAAGAAACGGGAAGTTCTTCTTGCGGTATCCCTTCATGGCGTCAGCAAGGTCAGGTGCCGGGTTATATTTAGCCCTACCAGTGACAATAGCGTAACGAAAAACCTCGCCGCATCTTCTGCGGGCTTTGTTGGCTCGCTCCATTGCACCGCGATCTTCAAATCTGCGGATTACTTCCAGCAGTTGCATCGGCTCAATATCCTGAATCTCAAGGCCGCCGATGATGGGTAAAATGTCGTCATCAAACATTTTGGCAAGTTCAGTTGCATAGCCTACTGACCAGACTTGCTTCTTGTGCTCGTACCATTCCTTGTAAATCGCACTAAAGGAATTGTTGTTAGACGAAGCCTTTTTCGCTTTTACCGGATCGATGCCAACCGAGATGTCTTTCCTCGCGGTCCATGCTTTATCTCTTGCCTCCTGCAAAGTCATTAGCGGATATTTTCCTACGGTCAGGATTTTCTCCTTACCGTCAATCTTGTAGCGAAGCTGCCATACCTTTTTCCCTGACACAGGGACATAAAGGTACAGGCCATTACCATCGAGAAGGCGGTATGGTTTTTCTTTCGGCTTTGCTGCTTCAATCTGCTTAACGGTGAGCATGGGTAAAAATCCGGTGGGTAAAATTATTTTATCCACTTTTTACCCGTCATGGAGTGCGGCTGTCAACGATCTGACGCGAACCATGACGAACTGCGAATCTACGGAAGGCTTGATATTCAGGGGATTTTGCGGACTGGTACGGATGAGAGCGAACTGATAAATGGTGTCCCCTGCAGGAATCGAACCTGCAATTAGCCCTTAGGAGGGGCTCGTTATATCCATTTAACTAAGAGGACAATGCGGCATGAGTATACCCGCTAATGGACTGCGGGGTAAGTACGCTGCCGCTCGATTGCTTAAACCCTCGCCATTTATGCTGGGTTTTTATCATTTTTCTTAATGTTTTCCGCACGTTCTGCTTTTTGGCGTGCTTCTGCTTTACGCTTGTTGCTCATGTCGTTACGAATCTGTGCATGACTCATTAACGCGAAGATAAAGGTGCCGCCGCAGATGTTCCCCGCTAAAGTAGGTAGTGCGAAGGGCCAGATGAAATCGCTCCAGTGCAGCGTGCCGTTAAACACCAGATAGAGGATTTCAACAGAACCGACAACGATGTGGGTGGTGTCACCCAGTGCAATAAGCCAGGTCATCAATATAATCACCACAATCTTTGCCGCACCCGCAGCAGGAAACATCCAAACCATAGTGGCGATCAGCCAGCCGGAAATGATCGCGTTGGCAAACATCTCGCTGGGGGTGTTCTTCATCACATCCATGCCGATTTTGACAAATGCATCGCGAGTTTCTTCATTGAAGATAGGCATATATTCAAATGCCCATGCAGCAATACCTGTCCCGAGAATATTACCCAGCAGCACGACGCCCCATAATCGCATAAGTAAGCCGACGTTGCTCATTGTCGGTTTTTGCATGACGGGTAGTACCGCAGTCACGGTGTTTTCGGTAAATAATTGCTGGCGGGCCATAATGACGATAATAAAACCAAAGGTATAACCGAGATTCTCCAGTAAGAAGCTGCCTGGCACTCCTTCCAGTTCGACATGAAATATCCCTTTTGCCAGTAGCGAAGCGCCCATCGACAGACCCGCCGCAATGGCTGACCACAGTAGCGCCATTGCGTCGCGTTCCAGCTCTTTTTCACCATCCTGGCGGATATGCTCATGAATTGCCATCGCCCGGGAGGGGAGTCGGTCTTCATCTATTTCTATTTTTTTGCCGCGCTCTTTTTCTTCGCTCTCAACTTCAATTTCGTCGCTGTGTTGATCAATTTTGTCGTTGTCCAT